GAGGGGCAGTTAAGTGAACCCGAGATCGCCCGTGGGCGGGAGCGGGCGGACTGGAGCGTCTGCCCATCCGCCCCGGCTGGCACCGTGGGCCGTGGTCGCCGACGCAATCGTGAACATGCTGAGTGGATGCCGAGGTCGAATCGGGAACCGAGGCAGGCGGACGGTGTGCAGCTCGGCGGTCGAGGCCGCGGTCGTCGGTCGGTGGTTTTCGCTTTTCGGTTTCAATTTGATTTTTTGTCTATTGTGGGATGTTATCACTTTTGCTAAGTTGCTGATTCCGAGACACTTACGGCATTCGCTCTAATTTCCATAACTTCCGGCGGTCTTTTCGTTATGGTAATTACAGGATTTCGGTCGCGATTCGCTCGATCACCGTATCCGGTTCGGCCGGCATCGTGGACGAGCGGCGATGCCGCAGTCAAGCTTCCGGCTTCCGGTGTGACCGCCCGTGACCACGCTCCGGCACCTGGCCTTCCGCCGACCCGATGTTCGCCGGCCATGCACGTTCGGCCACGCGCGCAGGGTTGGCCTCCGTGTGGAGTTTCCGATTTCCCGATCACGGTCTGTCTGTCGTTTGTTGACCTTTTTACGCTTCTTCCGTAATAAAGGTGCGTGAATCTTCCGTGCTGTATCGCAGCTCGGGGGTCGAGGTGTGATATTGGCACCCCGTCCTCGTCTTGGCCCGAAGTCCATGAAACCGGCCCGAACCCGCAAAAAGCCCCGAAACGCCCGATTTCGCCCATTTCGCCAAAAATCCGACGCGCTGTACGCCCCGTGGTGCCCTTCTGTTGAGTCGTCCGCTGTCCTGCCCTTGGTGGAATCCCCGCGCTGGCAAGGCGGCGGCAAAGCTCGCGAAGGCGTGCGCGGTCTGGTGGAATCCGATCCCCGGCTTGTCCCAGCCCCTGCTTTCCGGCGTGCAGGTTTTGAGCGTCTGATTTCCGCCTCAAATCGGCGGGACGGATTTCGGGACGGTTTTGTTTTTGAGTTTTCCGAGCCCCCCGAAAAGTCGCCGCTCACTGCCGGGATGTGTCTAGGGATGGTTGTTGTGGACCACTAGTGTGTCCACACAACAAAACATCCCTAGAACTATCCCGTCGTGTGAGCCCCCCGCGGGACGGTTTGTAATTCGTCCCTAAATTCATCCCGAATCGTCCCTTCTTACATACCTTAACCATTAAAAACAGGCAGCAAAAAGCCCGGCGAGCTGGAGTGCAGGCCGGGCTTGCTTGGAGTGGCTGGCTACGGTGCCGGCGTCGTCGGTGATGAGGCTGAGAGCATTCCATCCGCATCCTTGACGAGCCATCCGGCCGCGTGCAGGGCTCGGATGTAGCGTCGCATGGTATCGGCTTTCCCGTCGCCCGAGTGGATCACGAACGAGCGAACGAGGTCCGCGAAGGTCCACGCTGGCACCTTGCTCGCCTTCCTCCATCGCTCGAACACGACGAGCGCCGCGGCCATGCGGTCGTTGCATCGGACTCGCGGGCCGGGAGCCGGTGCCGTGCTGCGCTGCGCGGGCTTCGCCGCTCGCTGCTTGGGAGTGCGCTTCGCGCGCTTCCTCCGCGTCAGGAGATCGGCCACGTCCTCCAGCCGTCGCGTGTCCTCAGTGCCGCGCCAGAGGTTGCGCGCCGGGAGAAACTCCACCACGCCCTTGACTCGAGCCGCCGGGAGAATCCTCTGTGCGTCGGCCAGCGTCACGCCAAGGGCGACGATCCAAGGGAGCACGTCCGACTGCTCCGGCGTCCACGGTCGCCCGCGGTCGCGCCAGTGGGTGAGTGCCGGCATGTCTGCCATCGCGCGGTAGATCGGCTCCCGCCGAAAGAATGTGTCAGCGTGTCGGCTCATTGGCTGTTTCCTTCTTTTTTTTGCGCTCGGCGTTGAGTTGTGTCCGCACTACGATTTCACGGGTTCAATTCCGAGTTCACGGAGCTCGATCGCGCCGAGAGCCACTTGCAGGGCCGTGTGTCGCTTGATCACCTCGGCGCGCTGCGGGCTGTTGTAACCGTGGTGAATCTCGGCGTAGCGAATCGCGAACTTCACTTTGGTGATTTCCTTCCGAAGCTGCGCCTTGGTGAGCGGAAAGGCGAGCGCGTGCAATTCCTTCGCGATGCTGGCGGGATCCTCGCTGGCGGTTTCCCAATCGCCTTGAGGAAGGTCCCCGCGCTCGAAGCTGGCGCGGCTGGCGTAGATGTCGGCGCCGACGATGCTGTTGACGTTTCCGACGACGAAATGACGCCCGTCTTTCGCGTCGAAGCTCACGGCTCCGGTGATGTCCTCGAATGCCGTATCAACGCCGAGCGCGCGCAGTTCATCGGTGAGTTTTACGAGGGTGGATGCTTGGTTTGTGGTCTTGTTCATGCCGCACGATTTCACAATATGGAAACGATCGCAAGAACGATTTTCACTTTTTATTTCCGCCCTTCACCAACGAGGCCGCGAGCCGCTCCAGCTTCGCCCGCGGCATCGCGCTCAACTGCTGCTGGAGCGAGGGCACCGCGGGCTTCGCTGCGCGCAGTCTGCCGAGTGCCGCTTCTTGCGTGAGCGACAGCGCGCTCGCTCCCTTCTCCCACTTGCAAATCGTGTGCAGGCTCACATCGAGGAGCCTGGCGCAATCGGTCTGCGTGAGGCCAGCACGGAGGCGTTCGGTCTTGAGTTCATCGGCGAAGGACGGCGGTTTTTCGGGTTTATTCATTCCGCACGATTTCACAAATTCGCAACGCTGGCAAGTGCTCGTTTCGTTTTTCGTGAATCTTTTTTTCATAGGTAAAATTGCACTTTGCGAAAATAATCCTTGCGCGGTTTTCACTTTGTTGCATACTCCCATCCATGAACACCACGCAAAAGCCCCGCCCGACCATCCTGATCAGCCGCATCGATCGCAGCGCATCGGTCGCCCTCGCTCAGTCCGTCGGCGAATGCGTCGCGGCCACTCACGGCCTGCACACCGTTCTCCGCGGTGAATCCCACTGCTGCAAGTGCGGCGCCCGCTAACCCTCTCAACCAAACCCAATCCATGAAAAACATCACACCACACATCGAGAAACCGCTCCACACGATGAAAATTACACCCGCCGACTTCGCGCAACTGAAAACCGACATCGCCACTGCCGCGAAGGCGCTTGGCGTCAATATCGCCGCTGCGGATGGCGGAAAGACTGGCCTGCTCACGATGCACGGCCTGCACACGGTCGTTGATCGCAATCGCGCCTATGACGACGCACACCCAGGCTTTGCGGGCGGCGCATGGAAGCGCGTGCTGCCATTCACCGGACGCGACTACTGCCATCTTTACAACGCTGGCCTTAACGATTCTCACATCGCGACTGCTCTGCGCCGAATCAAAGCAGAGTTGACCGTCGGTTAACCTTCACCACTCCAACCCATGAAAACCATGAACCTCACACAACTCCGCGCTGCCTTCTGGCGGGCGTTCCCTCAATTCGTGTCACTCAAACGCTCGCGCAAAACGCAGAACGACTATCCCACCGATGTCCGAGTGACGTGGTGCGACTTCATCGAGGCCGCGCGCTCAAATTGCGAAATCACCGACCGCGTAGCAGAACGCGCCACGCTCTAAAAGACCCCGCACAACCCGCCCCTTGCCGCGCGCAGGGGGCGGACGTGCGGGGCCATTCCCGGCACCGCTGAACCAACAACCCGACAAAACCATGAAATCCCACGATCTGAACTCCCTTACACTATCCATCGCGAACGCCAGCAACATCACGTTTGCCGAAGCCCGCCGCGAACTGTCACGCCGAGGCGCATTCGTGCGCCAGAATAACCGCCGCCGCCGGGAGATTGACAGAATCCGCGCCGAGCAAGCCCGCGCAACGGCGGACAGGATCAGCCCCTAGCACGACACAGCAACCCAACAAAACCCGACAAAACCATGAAAAACATCACCACCACCAACGCCCCCGTTGACACGCAGACGGCGCACACGCCCGGACCGTGGAAAGTCATGCCCTGTCCGGTACATGGCGGAAGGCATCCGCTCCACGATCAGCGATGGATCGCCACCGCTGAGACACAGATTGAATTTGGAGCGACACCGGAAGACTGGCGCTGCGAAACCGGATCGCTAATTTGTGAAATGCGCGACGGCGAGCCGGCCAACGCCCGCCTCATCGCCGCGAGTCCTTGCCTGCTCTCCGCGTTGGAGCGACTGGCGAACGCCGTTGATTCCCATTGCCGCGCCATCACCACCGCAGCACTGATCGAACTGGACGACGCGGCGATCAACGCCCGCGCCGCCATCGCCATCGCGACAGGAGGTGCCAAGTGAGCGCCGCCACGCAAGCCCGCATTCCTCGCCCGCTCGATCCGGTCGAGTGCAGCGCCTACGACTACGCCGCACAAAAGTGGATCACTGGGCCGGAAGCGCGCGCTCTCCGCGCGAAGCAACTGAGCGAAACTCTCTCGATCCTCGAATCGTCAAAGGGCCGGGAATATCTGGATATGATGATGCCCCGCGCAACCGGCGGGGAATCGCTGCACCGCCCGAATCTCCATCGCGCAATCGCCGACTGCCGCGCGCAGATCGCGGAACTCTGCCGCTAGCCTCTCCGCTGCGCGCCTCGCCTCGGTGGGGCGCGCAAGCGGGGAGGCAGTCCGCCGAACCGAAACCACACACAAACCAAAAACATGACCACTACTGAATCATCCGCCCCTATGACCCACAACGAAGCACTCGCGAAAGCGGCGAAGTTGCTCCGCCTCGCCCAGTCCGCCAATCCGCACGAGGCCGCGCTCGCCGCTGCCAAGGCTCAAGACATCATGGACCGCTTTAAGTTGAGCGGCGCCGACATCGCGCTGGACGGAAGCGAGCCCGCCGAGAACGTGATCCACTGCCCGCAAGATCCGCTCGATCGCGACGGCTCCGCCCGCTGGAAGGGCCAACTCGGAATGGTGATCGCCAAGTTGAACCAATGCAAACTCTACGCGGGGCCTGACGGTTACTGCCTGATCGGTCGCCCGAGCGACATGAACGCCGTGCGCTACCTCTACGCATGGCTCACGAAGGAGATTGATCGCCTCGCCGCGAAAGGATGCGCGGGCTGCGGTCGAACCTACTGGAACAACTTCCGTCTCGGTGCCGTGGAAACCGTGACCGCCCGCCTCTCCGCAGCGGCCCGCGAAACGGTCGCATCGGTGAAGGTCGAAGCAGCCGCGGCCAGCACCGCCGCCGGAAACACGCTGGCGCTTGCGCTCGTCGAAAAGAGCCTCGCGACGATTGAAAAGCAGACGCAGGAGGTCGAGGACTACGGGAAGAAGGTTCTCCGCCTCCGCTCGCGCTCGCGCTCCGGCTCGCGCTTTGATAGCAACGCCCGCGCGCAGGGTCGCATCGCCGGCGGACAGATCAGCATCGGTGCCCGCGGTGCCCTCGGCTCATCGCTCCGCCTCTCCTAAAGGACGAAACGCCGAAAGGCGTCCGCGGGTAATGCCCCGCGCTGACGAGTCCATCACAAACCACACACAAAACCGACCCATGAAAACCGCGACAAAAAACGAAACATCCGCACTCATCTTTGAGGGCGCAGGCTGGGAAAAAGCACCATCCTCAGACGTTGGAAATTGCAGGATCCGCACGCGCCTTGCGAATGACGACGGCGTGATGATCTACCTTGAGATACACGGCTGCGAGCGGACGAAATACACCGCGCGCCCGTTCGATTTCACAGGCTACGTCTTGCACTGCTACGCCGCCGACTGTAACGAGTCATCTGAATGGAAAAGGCTAGAGGGAAAGCCCTTCAACTACACCGCCGCGGGCCTGCTCGCGTGGGTGAACGAAAATCTGCGCTGCTCATTTACCGCGCTGGAAGTCGTGAACGACGGAAGCGCAGCGGTCCACGAAACGGAAGGCGCGCTATGCCAGTCCACGAAGCGCGAGATCGCTTTTGCGGTCCCAGGGGAAAGCAGCATCATTGACACCGCCGACCCGGTCACGCGCCTCGGCCATTGGAGCGGGGAAAATCTCGCACAGGTTCAGATCCGATACCCCGGCGCGCAGATCGTCTTCATGGACGAATGGATTGCAGCAAAAGCCGCCAAACAGAACACCCCGGGCGAGTGGCAGGAATGCACAAAGGATCGGCATTGGGAAATGCTGGAAGTGCTCCCGCCGCGCATCCAACAGCGCGGCGCTTTCCTCGTCGGCGAGCCGATGGATCACAACGCAGGCACCGGGGAAGCACGCTATCAAGCGCACCGCGAACTGCACGGGGAGTTTTTCGTCTATTCCCGGCCCGTCACCGTGCGCGAGTTTCGCGCGCTCATCGCCTAACCCACTCCGAACCATGAACAAGCCCCACGACACCGACCTCTGGCAGAAAGCCGCGCAGCTCGCGGAAATGCTCCAACAGCCGGGGATCTCTCCGACCGAGACGATCCTTGGATTTCTCGAAGCACTCACCCAAACCGAACCCAACACCACCACCAAATGAAAAAGCCAGCACCGAAACTGAAACCCGCGATCACCGAACACGCGATCCTCCGAATCAAGAGGTCGCGACACGCCGTAAGAGCCCTCTCTGAAGAACTCGCGATACTCCGCGCCGCCCTCACCATAGATGGAAATGGCACCGTCGCCGAATACCTCGCGCATAACGCGCTCCTCGGCATCCTCACCGACCTCGCCAAAGTCAGGAACGCAATCAGCGACCTGCACCTCGCCACCAAATGAAAAGCCACGACCTAAACACCCTCACCCTCGCCACGGCATCCGCGCGCGGCATCACCTTCGCCGAAGCGCGCCGGGAACTCGGACGCCGCGGGGCCTTCGTGCGCCAGAATAACCGCCGCCGCCGGGAAATAGACCGCATCCGCGCGGAACAAGCCCGCGCGCTCGCCGATCGGATCAGCCCGTAGCACTGAACCGCGCCCGTCCAAAGCCCGCGCTCCTCGTCATGAGGGCGCGGGCTTTTTCGTGATCACTCCCGCCGGACGATCAGGCCCATCTTCACGTAATGATCCAGCTCGGCCTTGTATTCCAGCGCCTTCATTGCGTTATGCTCACGCTCGGCAGCGTAGATCGCCAGCCTGCGCCGCGCCTCGTCCAGCTCGGCCTCCAACTCGCGCGCCAGCTTCACCCACTCCTCGGGTGCGTTGCCGAGTGCGACGCCCACCTGCCCATCCCGCCGGCGGATCCGCTCGAGCAATTCCGATGTGCGCGGGTGCGCGATCACGGTTTCGCCTCCGAGAAGGTGAAGTCTATCGAGAAGTCCACGCCTTTGCCCGCATCCTCCTCCACGGTGAAGCCACGCCGCCGGATGATCCGCGCCAGCTCGCGCGCGTCGTCGAGCGTGATCTTGTCGCTGCCAGCAAAGCAGCTTGGCAGCGCGTCGAGCACGATGTAGCCGCCCCTCCAATCGGTGCCGGTTACCGCGGTGATGTGCTTGTCGGTCGCGTTTTTGAAGGTGATCACGGCTCGATCCTCCCGTCCTGGATGATCACCGTGCATTCGTCGCCCTTTGAAACGCGCTCGATCCACACCTGAGCCTCCGCGCTCTCCGCCATTTCGCGCATCATGGCGAGGCTGGCAGGGTCGAGGAGACTGCCATCGCGCACAAGCAGCACGCGCAGCCGGGGATTGCTCGCCAGCCCGATGCCCACGGACACGCGCAGTTGCTCCGCGCTCGAAGCCTGCGAGAACGGAAGCCCGTTGAACAGGATCCCGTCGTCACCGAGCGCCAGCCCCTGCACTGGATACGTCGCGCCATCGAGCTTCGCCCGCTTCTTCGCGTCAATTTCCGCCAGCTTCGCCGTCAGTGCCTCGGCCTTGTCTCGCAGCGCGGTCAACGCCGCGTTCGCCTCCTCTGCCTGCTGGTTCTCGCGCAGCTTTTGATTCAGCGCGCCCACCTGGTCCAGCTTCGCGGTCAGCGCCGCCGTGTCGGTCTCCTGCATCTCCGCGGCCTTGATCCGCATCTCGCTCAGATCGCTTGCGAGCAGCTTTTCGCCCCGTTCCATGTCGGCGAGCCGCGTTTTTTCCGCGTTGAGCGCGGCCTCCATCCGGGCGATCTCCGCCTTCTGCTTCGCGATCCGCTCGGTCTGCGCGACGTGCTCGCTCGCTTTTTCCTTGCCGGCCGCAATGAAAGCACTGCGCCCTGCGTTCGCTGCGTTCGCCGCCTTCAATTCCTCGGTGATTGCCGCCGCGCTCACCGGCTCCGCGGGTGCGTCGTCATGGTGCGGCATCCCGGCGATCAGCGCCTCCTTGTCCTTCACCGCGCGATTGACTCCCGTGCGCTCCTCAAACGTCGCCGCGCGCGCTGAGTCGAGCAGCGCCGTGGAGATCCCGCACAGCTCGCGCAGCGTCGTGAGCTGGTCCGCCGGCTTCTGCCGAGTGAAAGCGAGCGGGTCGAAACTGATCTTCCCGAGCATCGTGTCGAGCATCGCCTGCGGGCTGGAGAATTTCACGCCCTCCGCCGTGGTGACAGTCAGCGTGCCGCCTCCGGCCTGAGTGAATGTGCGCGTGACGATGATCTCGCCAAGGTCGAGCACCACCCTGCCTTTCGCCGCGCCGCCGTGGACGGGCCGCGTGGTGTTTTTTCCGGTGGCGCCGCCGAGACCTTCGAGGGCGAGCGTGATGGCGTCGAGCACGGAGCTTTTGCCTTGGGCATTGTCGCCGCCGATGACGACGGTGGACCCGTCCGGCGTGATCTGCACGGCGGACAGGCGTTTTACGTTCTCGATCTCAAGTGAGACGATGTGGAGCGGGGTGTTGTTTGGTGTGGTCATGTTGTTGGTTCAGTTGTTGGTTCAGTTGTTGGTTCTGCGGAATCTTTTGCGGCCCGCGCGTCGAGGTAATCGTCGCCGAGCTTCGTGGTGATCCAGTTGGATGAACCGGAATCCTTCACGATGTAACCGTCGTCCTTCAGCTTGTAGAAATACTTCTTCGCCGTGTCCTCCTTCAGCGGGTTGCCGAGACCGTCGAACATCGTCGCCACCGCCTTCCGCGTCGCGTCGTACATCCGCACGGCACGCGGAACCTCGGTGTAGCAGAGTCGCAGCAGTTCGAGCGCGGGCAAAAGCCGGTCGTTCTTCCGAAGGTTGCGCCCGCCCTCCCACCGGTCGCCGCCCTTCTCCTTCTCGCCCTTCTTCCCCGGCGGCATCTTCAGCGCCGCGGGATCCAGCCCCGAGTCATCACGCGAGAAAAGCGGATACTGCCAGCCGACGACGAAAGGATCGATCGGCTTGTAGTTGCGAAGCGTCGCCTCCACGGTGAAAGCGTTCTCCACTTCGTGCCCGGTCATCGTCAGGATCGCGTCAGGATCGCGGGCGAACACGCCGGAGCCGCCGATGCGGTCAATGCTCTCCTTCGCCGACTGGTTCCCCTTGGAGTAATGCGCGCCGAAGACGATCGCCGCGCCGGTCTCCACGCTCACGCGCTCAAGGTGCGCCATGATCGTGCCCACGTCACCCGCCTTGTTCTCGTCCTTGCCAGCCATGAGCTTGTACACCGGATCGAAGATGATCATGGCGAATGGCTCCAAATCGAGGATGTAGGCGATCAGGTCTTTTGCCAGGTCTTCCACCGTCTCGATCGAACCGCGGAGCGAGATGCTTTGGAAATATCCCGGCATCACCGTCGTCTCCCTCGCCTGCGTGATGTCGAACACGCGCGCCTCGAGGAACGGCTGCTGGATCTCGAAGTTGAGGTAGAGCACGCGCCCCTGATTGCAATCGAAGCCCCACCACTTGCCGCCGGTCGCCACAGCAACAGCGAGATCGAGCAGGGAAAACGATTTCCGCCCCTTGCTCGTCCCGCCGATCACCATCTTCGATCCGCGGTGGAGGATGCCCTTGATCACCTCCGGCGGAACCGGCGAACGATTCTCGGGCCGGATGGCGAAAGCCATGTCCCGCATCGGCGGCAGCTTCGTCGTGCGCGCTGGCACAGCTTGGGAGATCGCCTCAAAAAGCTGGATCGCGCCAGCCTCTCGGTCCTTGTTCAGCCAGTCGTTTGGATCCTCGTATTCTTTCGGCGTCGCCACGCGCCTGCACGGCACACTTCCAGCGAGCGACACGATGCTTTTCACCCACTCCTCCGCCGGAATCTTCCCCGCCTCGGTCGGCTGGTCGTTCTGCGGCCAGAGGATGAGCGCGCGCCCCTCGGTGATGTAGCGGGCGAGGATCGCCGCGTTGCTGGCACCGCGCGTGATGAAAAACGCAATCGGCGGCCATTCAGCCTCGCCGCGGTGCAGCCCGAGCCGGTCGATCACCGCGAAGGCGTCCCACTGGCTCTCGAACGTGTAGAGTTTCGATGCCTTGGCGATGTCGCCGATGATGAGCGGCCGCGTGCCAGGCGATTGCTCGCCGTGATAGCGATACTGCCATTTCGGAGGCGGCGGATCGAGCGGGTTGCCCGCCGCGTCCTTCTGTCGGTTGCGAACGTGCGCCGCGATCACCGCGCCGCTCTCGTCATGCACCGGCAGCGCGAGTGCCAGTCCGTGCCGAGTCTCATGCAGGCCGATGAGCCCTTGCGCCACGAGCCAGCCACCGAACGACAGCGAAAAGCCGCGTTGCTCGCAGAGTTGCGCCAGCGCCTTGCTCGTCATCGCCTCCACGCACTTCTGCCACTCGTCGGCGTAGCTTGGCAGCGCCGGGAGCGCCGCTGGCTTCACCCTCGGCGTCGGACGCGGCGGGGGTGTTGCCACGCGCGGGCGAGCGGGTGCCGGATGGCTCCCATTGGTTGCCGCGGGTGCCGTCGTGCCGTCTTTCTGGCGCTTCTCAAATTGCCCGCCGAGCCACGACGCGCACTCTTCGCCCGCCTTCGCCACCCATCCGTCGCCGCCGTGGTAGCCGTGCCGCATCGCCCAGAGGTCGAGCAAGGTGCCGGTCTCCCCCGTGCTCCAGTCCTTCCACACGCCAGCCTTCAAGCCGCTCGTGCAGATCGAAAGCGACGATCCCGGCGATCCGCTCACGTCGCCGATCTGCCACTCTCTGCCGGCCATCTTGCCGGTGGGAAAAAGGAAGGTTGCGAGTTCTGCCGCGCGCTCGCGCAGGGATTCTTTGATTTCGTCGAGGTTCATGCTTCGGATTTCTGGCTGCGGTGGATTGCGTGGTTACTCATGCTTTTGGGGTTCTCTCGGTCATCGCGGCACACGCCGCGAATCCCTGCTCGAAGCCCTGCGTCGCCGCCAGCTTCAGTGACAGGAGCACTACGGGCTCCTGAGAATCAAGAAGCGGCAGCGCGCCGCCGTCCCGCAGCACGGCGCACAGCCTCGTTGCCGTTTCGGTCGCGATCTGGTTCGCGACGGCGTGGATCTCGGCCTCGCTCATTTTGCCCCCTTCGGCTTCAGCGCGCGAATGTCGAAACCGCCCACCTTCAGCGAATGCCGCGACGGGTTCCGGTCGAGCAGGTTCAGCCGGTGCCGCCAGATCACCAGTGCGCTCGGGAATTTCGCCCCTGCCTCCGCGCCGACAAATTGCACGCGCCCGCGGATGAATCGGATCTCGTCCGCGGTTCGGAGCACGGTATCCTGCCACGCCTTCGTGTCCGTGCGCGCCGGCACGAGCGCCACGATCACCTTCGCGCCCTTGCGCGACTCGTCCGCGCACTTCCTCATCCAGTCGTTCATCTCGGAATAGGGCGGATTCACGTACACGCTCCGGCCATGCCATGACTGCGCCAGCCCGTCGTCCGCCTCGGTGAAGAACAGATCGCACTTCGCCGTGTGCGCGTAGCAGCACGGGTCCAGCCCGAAATCAAACTCATCATCGAGCGCGTCGAACAACCACTGCGGGGTCGCCCAGTCGTCTTTTTTTCCGCCAAAAAGATCGCTCATACCTCGTCCTCCTCGCGCAGCTCGCGGTGCATCGCCATTTCGTCAGCGATGAATTTCGCCGCTTCCTTCACCTTCAAAGGCGGGTTGGCGTTGTGGATGAAATCGAGCAGGTGGTTCATGTGGATCGCGGTCTGTTTCTGGATCGGCTCGTCGTACGAGTATTCCTTGTAGGTTGGCAGGTTCATTTTGTGGTTTTCTTAAAATCGTTGGTCGAGCCACGCCTTCGCGCCGGCGAAAGTCTCCGTCTCAGGGTTCGGGTGCTTCATCCTCGTCATCAGCCGCACCTGCGCCACGGTCGCGAGTCCCTGCTTCCGGCGGGAAAAGAACACGTCTAGCAGCGCCGATGCGTGCCCGCGGCCCCGGACGCTCCCGGCGTCGAAGCCGAAGCGCACCAGCATTTCCGCCTGCTTTGGCGAGATCGGCGATTCGTGCCACCGCATCGTCGGTTCAAAATCCGCAATGTTCGGCGCGTGCGCGAGCACCGCCCACTCCTCCACGCTGATCGTCTTCGTCTTTCGCTTCTCCATGCGCGCCAGCTTCTCGGCGAGTGATTTTTCCCGGTCATGCTCCGCGTCGGCGAGCATGTTCAGAAGATCGAGTTCCTCCTGCTTCGCCGCCACGCGCTCGCTCATGCTCCTGCGGTCCTCGTCTCGTCCGGTCACAAGGTTCGCCGGTCGCACCAGGTTCATGTCCTCGTGGAGCCAAAGCGGATCCAACAACAGCAGGTTGCGCTTCCGCGATCCGTGCGTGCATCGTTCGGTGCATCCCCACGGGCAATAGACTCGCGTGCCGCGCCCCACCATTTGCGAGAAAAGAATCTCTGAGCGCGTCGGCCGCAGGATCATCATCGCCGAGATCGCCGGGTCGTCATAGCCCTCGGTCAGCAACATCGAGTTCGCGAGGATCTGAAAGTCCGTGCCGTGCGCGGAAAGGATGTCTGCCCGTTCCTCGCTCACGCCGCTCACGCCCGCGGCCTTCAGTCCCGCCGCATTGCACAGCGCCACGAACCGCTCCACCGTCTTGATGAGCGGCAGAAAAACGAGCGTCTTACGGTCGCCAATCTCCGCGCCGAGCCGCGCAACGATGCTCTCAAGGTAGGGATCGAGGGCGTGATCCACCTGCTCCTGATCGTAGTCGCCATTCTTGACCGCAAACGAGATCGGTTCCGCGCCCCCGCCGATGAGCGGGAAGCTCTTGACGCTGATCGGGGATAGGTAGCCCGCGCGGATCAACTCAATCAGCCCGACCTCGAAAGCGATCGTCTCGAAGAAATTCCCGAGCGCCTTCTTGCCCTTCGTTCCCGGCGTTGCAGTCACGCCCAAGACTTTCGCGCTGCCGCCGAGGAAATACTGGAGCGCCGGCTGGTAGCTGTCCGCCAGTGCGTGATGGCATTCATCCACGATGATCCGCGTGAAATGGTTCGCCGGGAACCGCTCGAAGCGTCGGCAGAGTGTCTGAATGCTCGCGACCACCACGCGGGCGTCGAGGCTTGCGCGCGCATCCGCGCGCTCCAGTTCGGAGTTGATACCCGTCGCGCGCATGAGTTTCTGCGCCGCCTGAGTCAGCAGTTCCTCGCGGTGCGCGATGATGAGCACGCGGTTCGTGTCCGATTCCGCAAGGTGCCGCTGCGTGAACATCGAGAACACGATCGTCTTTCCGGCCCCGGTCGCAGCCACGCCGAGCACTTTGGAAAACTCGCGAAATGCCTGCTCTACGCTCTCGACGGAGGCGGATTGGTAAGGGCGGGCGATCATTGGTTCACGGTCGCGTAGTTGTAGTGCTTGCGCCGAATCGCGATTTGTAGCTGTTCGATCAGTTCTGTCTTTTTCATGATATGCGGATTTTTTTCTGCGGAATCATCTGTTCGGCGAAGGCACGTAGCGCACCAGTTTCTCCGGCGCGCCTAGAGCGTCGAGGTATGCCGCCGCCATGTTGTAGGCCCACACCTGAGCCGCTATCATGTCCTCGGCTGCATCTGGCATCGCGTGTTTCAGCACGTCGAGGCGGGTTGCTTCGGCTCGTAGTAGCTTCGACGCGGGAATCGCCGAACCATGCGCTGCACTCGAACGCGCCTTCTTCGTGTTTTTGACGGTTTTCTTTTTCATAAAGTCAGTGTGTTTGCGAGGCGCTATCTCGGCGCGTCGGTGAGCTTTTCGGTCTGCGAACGCGCGCCGCTCTTCGTTCCACGCTTGCTCTTATTTGCCCCCAGCTCCGCACCCCCGCCGCCCGCAGAGGCATCGCGCTCGAACACCAAAAAGTAACTGTGGAAGATTCGTGCGTGCCGTTGGGTGCCGCGTTGCGGCGACGGCATCCGATGGCGGGCCGGAAGCACGAACAAATCCGCGAGCCGGAAGCCTTCGATTTCGGCCATCTGGATGACGTTGACGTGCGTGCAGTGCATCCGGTGATTGTGGATGATGTCTTGGCACTTGAAGACCAGTTTGCCCTTCGGGCGCAGGACTCGGTAGCACTCGCTGATTGTGTCCCGGTAGTGGTCTTCCAGTTCGTCGTAGCGGTAGTATCCACCGAAGCGCGCAGTCATCGCCACCTTGCCCTCTTTGTGGGCGCGTCCGGCTTGCACGTAGGTCAGGAACGGCGGATCGAACACGGCGTTGCCGAGGCTCGCTGGCGCGAGCGGCAGCATCCGCGAGTCCGCTTGCACCACGCCCTCATGCAGCGGCGTCACGTCGAAGCAGTATTTCGGGCGCGGCAGGCGCTTCCAGAAGCTACCATTTCCAAACGTCAAATCTGCTTCGTAGCCTTCGGGGCAGTGCAGTTGCCGGATGGCTTCGAGGATGTCGTGCTGGTCCTCATACACGGAGCGCAGAACTCCGCCCACTCCGCTCCGCACCGCATCTTTCGTGCGTGCCACGCGCGGCTCTTGTCCGGGCGTTCGCAGACCCATGCGCTGCATGGAACACGCCTTGAGCGGTTCCTGTAATTCGAGAGCGAAGTGAGGCGTGTCCATGAGCTTATTCGTTAGCCCTTTTCATTGCGCTGTCTCCACGCCGAAGTGACGGACGCCGTTCTTGCCTTGGTTCACTGACCAGTCCGTGCGCCCACGCGCATCGGTGTAGTAGATGCTTCTACCCGAGTCCGTGAAGCGATAGACCTTCACGCCGTCCTTCTCGAATAGGAGTTCAACGGTGATTTCAGGATTGTTCGTTCCGGCCTTGCTGATTGGGTCTTTCGAGCAAGCGCCAAGGGCTAACAAGGCGCTGCAGAGAACCGCGAGCTTGGCGGTTTGGATTCGGTGTTTCATGGTATTTTGGATGCCGGTATTGTTTCAGATGCCCCGCTCCCGGCTCGCGGTCTCTGAGCTTGATTGTTCCCCGACTCAGAGTGCCGAGGGTCGGCGCTACCCTTCGGAAGCCCCACACGCATTCCTCGAAAGCGGACGCTGGCGGTTGCACGAGTCATACGCCGCAAAGCCCCGTGCAGTCGTTTCCGAACATCTCGCCCTGTCCGCGTTCGATGTCCGTGCTCAGATCCACCTGGTCGAGCGGTTTCAGTGAGTTGTGCAGGAACGGCTTTCCACGCTGGTTGTCCGTCTGAGATTTCGCGTGTTGCAGGTCGCGCTCGAATTGCACCGCGCGAGCAAACTCTTTCGGCTCCTCGTCCTTCAATCTTCGCCATTCAGCGTCGCTGTGAAACGGGCAGTAGATGCAGGCCGAGCGCGGAGGCTTCGGGTAGCCCATCCGCTCCATCCACCGCAAGCAATCGTGCCGCTTCATGCCCGCGTCTATCAGCGGCCAGCGATGCTCCACCCACGCCTTGCGTGCAGGCTTCATGCGATGCGCTTCGTCGAGGCTGATTCCGATCCACTGGATCACGCCGACCGTCTTTTGGTTCCGCTTGATCTCGCCGATTCGTTTCGCCGCAGCTTCCAACTGCATCACCTTGTAATCGAACGTGCAGGCACGCCCCATGATTCCACGGCTTCCGTCTGGATTCTGGATGAACGCCGGGATTAGGGACTTCACCCATTTTCCGGTGCCGTCTTTCTTGTCGCGCACAGTCAGCGACACGCGGGCGAGGTCGCCTTTGCTCACGCGATGCACCGGAAACGGCAGTTTCGTTTCCAGCCATTCGAGCCAGCGATACACGCTTTCCGGTTCCGCGTGTGTGTCCGCGAACACCGCCGCCGTGGGCATCGGCGTGATCTCGCCGTGCGCCGCCATCAGCGCCATCGTAGAGCTTTGCACGCCCGCGCCGAGCGAGATGATGTGGATTGGGCCTTCGGCTTGTGTTTTAGAAGTCCCCCCGCTCCAAGATGCACTCTGCTTCGTGGCAGGGTCGTGAACTTCAACGGCGGAAAGATAACCAGCCGCAGCAGCAAACACGCCTGTTGTCGTGCTGCCGTGCGGAGTGAGTAGGTCAGGTGGAGTGCTCATTGGTGTGGTGTCGGCGTGTTGCTGTGCTCACCGATCTGCGAATGTCTCCGCGCCCGATCCAACGCGCTTTCGGCCTCATCGTATCGCCCCTGCCAGTAGTAGTATGTGGAGCCTTCCTTGCGTTCGGTCTCCTTCATCATCTTCTCTGCCGTCGAGAGCGCGGCTTCCCATTCGCAGATCAAGTCACTGCACGTAACAGCCCCCTCACTCGAACGCTCCGGTTCGGGCGCGCAGTTATTTGCGCAGACGCATTTCGGCGCTTCGTCGTCAAACAGGTAGTTATTGCAGCTTGGGCAGATTCTTGGCGTGCTCATGTGGTCGGGTTGTGAGGGGTCTGTCCGTAAGTTCCATCGTTCGGCGCACTGAGCAGCTTCTCGATCTGTGCTGCGACTGCCGCTTCACTCCAGCCGCCCCACACGTCCCCGCTTTCGAGGATGAAATGTAGTCTGGACGCCCTCTTGCCGTCCCCGCTCGTGAACAGGGCGGCGGCAATAGTTGCAGCCAACGAGTGCGCCGAACCATGCGCTGCACTCGAACGCGCCTTCTTCGTGTTTTTGATGGGTATCTTTTTCATAAGAGTCAGTGTGTTTTTGACGCGCTATCCCGGCGCGTCGGTGAGCTTTTCGTTCGCTTCCATTGCTGCATTGGCGGCGTCCACCATCGCCTTGAGTACCGGCATCGGCACGAAGTCACACCGCCACAGTATTTCGTTGTCTCGTGAGAGGATGAAGCGCATGGAGTATTGCTGACTCGCAACCCAAGGTCTTGCGGGTAGGCGAGGAAGCGAACCATGCGCTGCGCCGTCTCCATGTCGCCGCGGTTCACCTGCCATCGGAGTCCTTTCCGCCCTGCTCGCGGCAGAGCTTGTCGTTCGGCTGGCATGACTCCAGCAAGGCGCACGCCGCCGCGTATGCCTCCAGCATCTCGATCCTATCTTCCGGCGTTGGTTCATCCGGCATCATTCGACGTGATACAGCCCGGCACAGCCTAGCCATTGCGCCGCGTATTGCGTCAGCTACGTTGTCGTAATTTGGACGGTTCATAGAGGCAATCCAAAGGTGGTTGTCGTGCGTTGCTCGATGAGCTTCGCGTATTCCGGGTTGAGTTCGCACAGGATCGTTTTTCTCCCGAGAGTCAGCGCGGTGGCTCCCGTCGTTCCACTCCCGCCGAAAGGATCGAGCACCACCTCGCCGGGCTGACTCCCGGCGAGGATACAAGGCGCGATGAGAGTCGCCGGATAAACGGCGAAGTGAGCATTCGGATACGGTGCCGTTGGCACCGTCCAGACCGTGCGGCGGTTGCGATGCGTCCCGCTCCCGTCGTAGGGTGTGCCTCCTCGAAGTTCGGAGTGCCCCGCGCCAGTGGCCTTCGCCTTTCGGCTCGGCGCGCGGTCTGACTGGATCGGCTCTTTGATTGCTTCTGCGTCGTAACGGTAGCTCTCGGAGGCACCGAACAGAAAGATTGTTTCGTGGCTACGACTTGGCCGGTCCGTCGTGCTCTCCGGCATCGCGTTTTCTTTATGCCAGATGATTTCCGAGCGCAGCCACCACGAATCCGCCTGCAAAGCAAGCGCCACGCGCCACGGGATGCCGACGAGTTGCTTCTTCCAGTAGGTATCTCCGAGGTTCAGCCACAGTGTCCCATCGGGCGCGAGCACCCGCCGGACTTCGCGAAACACCTTCACGAGACTGGCAACGTATTCCTCTGGCGTCGCCTCCTGCCCGATTTGGTCGGCGTGCCCGTAGTCGCGGAGATTCCAGTATGGCGGCGAGGTCACGCAGCATTGCGCGCACGCGGCCGGCAGCCCGCGCAAAGTCTCGCGGCAGTCGCCAGCCAGCAAAGTGAATGGCACCGGACTACCTTGCGCGGAAGCAAGCGCCACGCTGACTCCATTGGGCCTCTTGTCCGGTGCCAAATCTGAATCCGACCGCACACCACGCGCACCGCCACGGCTCCCATCGCATCGTGTGCTCGCGCCGACTAAATCCGGCTCCGAACCAGCGGATGATACGGACGGCACCCTGGCGTTCAGTTGAGGAGGCGTGTTGGTAGTCATGAAGTCAGTCCCGTTTCGGAGCGCGTTCCCGGTGCATCCCTTGAGCTTCATCGCTACACAGTCCTCGCAGCATCATGCGATGAAACCGGAACCACGCTCGGTTCCGGCGTTTTGAGTTCGATCACCGACGCCAGCGTGTCGCGCAGGCACTTGGTCGCCTCGGCCTCGTTTTTGAACTTCACTTTGCGGCGAAGCACGGTCACGGCCTCGCCGAGTGAAAGCGAACTCGCTTCCGCGATCTCATCCTGCGTGAACGCAAGCCCGTCCCGAAGGATCGCCGACGCCTTCGCGTTGTCGGTGATCGACCGTCGCGCTGCGTTCGGCTTGAGTCGGTAGCCGGGTAGCCGCCCCTCGGCGACGCGCACGCGGGCCTCGGCCAAGATTGCTTTTTGCGTGTCGGCTTTCGCCGCGATTTTCAGCGCCTCGAAAAGCAGGGCAAACCGATCCTCCGGCAGATCAGCAATCCCGGCGACGACATCACCCTTCAGCGATCCCATCCGCTCGGCGTACTGATTGCAAAGCAGCTTGGCCTTGCAATACCTGCACGCATCCTCGGAAGGCACGCGCGGCGCGAACGGCTTCAACCATTCGCACTCCCATTCAAGAATCTGCGCGTGAGCTAGGGCGAGGTCGGCGCGGTCATACTGCGCGATCGTCAGTTTCTCGGCGTCGTCGATCATGCCGGCGCGAGGCTGCGCGATGGCGACGACGGCATGTTCAACATCCCACTCCTGTGAGCCCATCACCGCGTATGCGCGCAGTTGAAGGTTAAGCGGGGCCGGCGTGACTTCGATGAATCCGAACTTGGCGTCCGTGATCACCAGCACCTTCTGATCGGGGTAGTAGCGCCAATGGTCGCAATGGCCGATCATCACCGTGCGCAGCTTGCTCCGCACGCGAAGCTCGCGCTCGTAGCCCTCTGTGAACGGTGCATCCGGCGGAATCGCCATCGCAGCGACCGTGCGCTCGATGACCTCGGCGAAGATTTCCCGTGTCGAAAGCACGAGTTCGATCTGCTTTTCGTCGAGTCCTTCGCATCCCGCGCTGTCTTCCAGCGCGGCGTGCAGGCGGGTGCCTTCCTCGGCGTATTCGCTGTTCTGCTCGGGCAGGCCCAATTCAGCCGCGTGCGAGCCAGGGCAGCGCACGCGCCTGTGCAAATTGGATGGGGATGTGGATGATCTGATCATGGTTCGGATTTTTTCGGGGTGTAGATGAACATTCCTTGCCTCATCATGCAGTGGAGCACGCTGCCGGACATATTGAGGATAAAGGCAGCGGGCATGTGCCGGTTGGTGAAGAACTGAGTGCGTGTGACAATCGCCTTCTTCGCCGCGCTCGCCGCGGCGAGTTGCTCCAGCGTGGTGATCCTTTTGCCTTCGGGCATGGCTACCCCCTGATCGTCTTCATCGCGCCCTCGGCGGTGGCCCAGTCCTCGATGATGTCAGCGATCCTCGAGGCCGGGATCTCGTCCACGGTCTTGATGTGCTTGAGAGCCGGGAACACCGAGATCGCGAGTTTCACGCATTCGTCATCGGTCCATCCGCCTTCCGCGAGCATCGCGCGCAGCTTTCCGAGGGGAGTTTCGGGAGCGGGAGCGGGATCACTCGCGGGTGCCGGCGTCTTTTCGGGCGCGGGTTCGGGCTTCGCCTTGGGCTTCTCTGCCTTCGGGCGCGGATCGGGACGCTTGTCCGGCGGGATCACTTCTGCCTCGACTGCGCGCGTGTCAGTGAGTTGGGCGCGCGGGATTTCGGAGATCGTCACAGATGAAGTGATCGCGGCTGCGTCGTCCTCGTCATGCACGCCAGCAAAGCCAAACGCCACGCGCACGCACTGCATGAGCGCCTTATGCCGGAGCATCCGCGCCGGGCACTTATTCCACGGATCGGAGCTGCGGTAGCACTCCCCGTAGTATTCGGTCACGATGGTCGGGCGCGTGCGATCCTTTCGGAAGATGGACGCTGTGACGCTCACCGGCTTTCCGGCGGCGTCGAAGCTGTCGGCGAACTCGATGCCGTCGAACTGCGGATGCGAGTTCATGCGGTTGATCCAGCCGTCAATCGAGACGACGGGCACGATGCCGCCGCCCTTGGCGGGGAAGGCGTAGATTTCCTTCGTGAGCGGGTTCAGCCCATATTCATTGGCGACGACGACGAGCGCGCACATCTCGTCGTCCGACGCGCCCTTGAATACGGTCGCCTTGAGCGTGGAGAGGAGCTTGCTCGGTTCAAGCGAGAAGCGCGCGGCCATGACTGCGAGGGCGCTCGGTTTGTTGGTGGTAGCTGCGAGTTGTTGGTCTGACATTGTGGTTGTGTGGTTGGTTGGTTGTTGAGTTACTTGCCGAGCGCCATTTCGCAGGCGTCGGCGAACGTCGGGCCGTAGCCGACAAGGTGGAAAATGTGATCCTGCCACCACGCCTTGTAATAGGTGCCGTCGTTATCCTTGAGCGTCACGACGCCCTTCTCCAGCACCCACTTCCCAAGCTGGCATCGGTGCGGATCGCCGACGGAGTTGAAGCGGTCGGCCTGCGCTGGCCCCATGCTAAACTTCTCCCGGTCGATCCTCGGCACTTCGCGGCCTTGGAGTCCGGTTTTGATTTCGGCGTCGGCGAGAGTCATTTGCGGTTCACGAGGATTTGAGTTGCGACGACGATGGCGAGGACGGCACCGAGCGCGATGGCGATTCGGGCGCGGTTCCAGAGTGGTGATAGCGGGTTCATTTTGTGAGTGTGTGGATTTGCTTGAAGTGAGCGAGGAGGGAGGCGGGCAGCGTGCGCGTCCATTTCAGCACTTTCTTCTTCCACCCCTTCAAATCATCGGGGCGACGAATCGGGCGCGGCACAGTAGCGAGTGGTTCACCGCGGAAGAATCCGTTGTCGGCCACGGCCTGAAAGATTGCGTGTGACACGCGCACGGCGTCAGCGATTGTTTTGCAGTCATTGAACTGCTTCCAGATGGGCGCGGTGGTCATTTGGTTCCTTTCGTGAACATGGCAGTTATTTTTTTCAGGCGACGTGCTTCTCGATGGCGAGAATGATTTCGCTCGGGATGGTTCTTCGGGCCTCGCGTGCCTTTCTTTTGATCTTGGCGAGCAGCCTTTTCGGAATGCGCGCCCTGTAATCGTCTGCTTTTGTCATGCCGCACACTTGGCCCCAAATGTCCCAATCTGGCAACAGAAATCTTTTTTTGAGATTCTGCTTGACCTCGTAAGTTGTTTGTTCCCTGCGTGCTGCGCGGAAATCGCGGGTGAAATTATTTTTTGGTGGCGCTTTTTTAGAACGGCACATCATCACCCCGCGCATCGGGATCGTCGGGCGGCGTCGGACGCTGCGGCTGCGACGGCCTCGGGGCGGGCGCGGCTTTCGGTTCCTCGATCCATGTGAGGCTCCCGATGATCGCGCCCCTCTCGCCGCGGTCGCGCGCCTCCTTGGAAATCTCCTGCGTGATGTAGTGCGTGTCGCCGTATTCGCCCGTGCCGTTCTTGTTGGGCCAGATGGCGCAGTCGAGGTAGGTGCCCTTCTGTCCTTTGAAAAGGTGCTCCTTTAGGATTTTCGAGACGTCGATCTTGATCTTGGATGGTTTGTTCATGATTCGGAAAGTTTGCGGCGGATGACCGCGATGATCGGGATCACGTTCGCGTCCGTGACCATTCCTGTGCAGAGCCGGAAAAGGATCCAGCCGTCGCGCGCGGCAAAGTTGTATTTCTCGCAGTCCTTCTTGAAGCCGCTCGCCCGATTGTGCCGTCCGCCTGAGTGGATGCCGCCCTCTAATTCGACGGCGACGTGCGCGACCAGGTGCGCGAAGTCGAAGCGAAACTTCCGCTCCTTCATGAATCGGTGCTCGGGCGTCAGGTGCGGGCCTTGCAGCCTGCGCCAGATTTCCTCGAACTTCCGCACGAGCGGGCTCACCTTCGGGCCGCACGCCTTTGCAAGCTTTTCCACTTCGGACACTGCCGGCGCGCCCGGCCGACGCTCGGAATCCGGTCTGCTCCACACGCCGTCCTCCCCGCGGACGTAGCCCTTCGCGGTCAATGATCTGAGGTCGTCCGGTGACATTGCTGCCGTTTTATGGCCGGGCGCGGTTCGGTGCAAGACGATTCGGGGCGGGCGGATGTCACTACGGGTTGATCAAGGTTCGATGGCAAACCAGTCCAGCGTGCTCGTGTCTGTCAAGTCAGATGCCGTGACGACGAACGACGTGTTTGTGGTGCGCGTCGTCACGCGGTATGTTGATGGATTCGCCACGGTGCCGATGGTGTGGACGGTGAAGAAGTAACGCGTGTTTGCGGTGCAGGCACCGTCGGTCACGGTCACCACGCCCGCCACCATTGCGCCGGTTGTGCCGTGTCGGAGGCTCTTGAAGCTCACCCCTGCACTACCAAGCGTGCCTCCTTCAGCAGAGTTGATTGTGTTGGATGCAGTGAGATCGTACAAGTCCGCCGAGGCGTTGTTGTTGGTAGTGATGTTGCCGTATTGGTCGATCTCCAAGCCACCACTCGCGAACGAGGCGGTGCCATCGCTGTGAATCCATGCGTCGGTGCCTGTGTTAGCTCCGAGGGTAACTGCACCATTAGCGGCGCTGACACTGTCCTCCGCGATGAAGGCGTGTAAGGTTGCGTCGGCATTATTGTTAGTGGTGATGTTGCCGGATTGGTCAATCATCAACCCTATATTCCCGCCGTTATATCCGAACTGGGCAGAGCCGTCGCTGCCGTCAATGGACGCTGTGGTGGTGCCACTGGAGTTCTTGACGTTGATCGTGCCTGCGCTGCTGTGGGCACCAACTGTCAGCGTGGAATCAAACGTCCCCGTCGTCCCCGCAATCGTGTCCGGCGTCGTCCCGCCGATTGGCCCCGGCACCGGGAAGCTGGTCACATCCTGAGTCCCGTCGAAGTTGGAGCCGCCGATGGTGTGCATCGAGAGCGGCCCACCTGCCGGCCCAGTCGGCCCCGTCGCTCCGGTGGCCCCGGTCGGCCCAGTCGGCCCAGTCTCCCCTACGTCACCCCTTGGGATGCTGAATATCAGCGGGTCGCCTGTGATTCCCTGTCCGCTCACGCTGACCGACGATCCCGGCGAGAGTGTCACCGGGGTTCCGAAAACCGTGTAGGGCAGCAGGAGGTCTAAGGTGAAGCCATCGTTCCATGTGCCGGTGATGGTGCCGCCGGGAGTGCCTCCGGTGTAGCCGAGCGTTCCGAACTCCAGCGTCAGCGACGGGAAGTCCACGGCAAGGTCTTCCGGGCCTGCGAGTGTTATCTGCCCGATGGAGTTGATTGTGGCCGGGCGGACGAATGCTTTCAGATCGCCGTCGTCGGTGACAAACCGCACAAAGCCCGTTTTGTTCAACTGCACAGAGTCGTAAGTCGGCGCGAGATTTGCCGCTCCTGTGTCCTTGCCCTTTCCCGTCTCAGTCAAATTCCAATAGTCTGTTTGCGCGGTGGTTTGCGTCCCCGGCGACGGCGGCATGAGATAGGGGTTCGATGCAGTCCCCGGCAGATCGTCAATCGGCCCCCATCGGCTTTGCGCAATGACGGGAATGTTTCCAGCACCGAGAGTGACGGTCGCAAGCAGGTAGTATCGCGTCGCAGTCAGCTCGTTATTCGACGGCACTGCTGCCGCCTTCGCGATGGTGCGCGAGGTGATCGTGCCGACGATATTTCCATTCGCCAGCACGCGCCTATCCCACGTGATCGCCGCATAGATTTTATCCCCGCTCGCGAGTCCGGTCAGCTCGAAGAACGGGTTATTGTCCACCGAGAACCCGGTCGGCAGTTGCCCGAACAGCGTGCCGTTGTACACCACCGCGCGATATGCGCCGGATGGCTGAATGTGGAACTCCCGGAAGTATCGCTGCAATTCCTCAATCGGCCCCCATCGGTGTTGATCCACGGTGATCACGGGCACGTTATCCGCGCCATCGGTCGCCATCGTCACGCTCGCCAAGTGCCAATAGAAATCCCCCGACTCCGGATCGTCGTCCGGCACCGAGGCACCCGCGGCGACGACCCTCGCAGTCACCACTCCGGCCCCGTCCACCGTGGCGTGTGCGTAAATCTCAGTCGCGTCGCTGACGCTGAGAATCTTCGGCGTCTGCCCGTCCATGTCGTCCGGGAAGTCGTTCAGCAGCGTGTCCGGGGACACCGAGACCTGTCCGACGAAGCTGCCGATGGTGCCGGAAGTGCTCTTTGGAACGGGCGTCACGGCAAAGCCGCGCTCGTCCTCGCCGTCTATCAGATCCTTTCCGTCCGGGCGCTGATACGGCATCGGCTCGTTCCGGTCGGGTTCCGGTTGATGCACCGGGAGGGAATGCGGCATGACTTCGCGGATTCTCGCGATGACCTCCTCTGGAATGTCGGGCGATTCAGGCATTATCCGGTGACTCTTGTGACTGCCAGCCGTACGAGGTTATATTTCCAGCGGGCGGCGTCGCAGGAGTAGATGATATTGGACACCGCGGACAGGAACGCGCTCGCGCCGCTCGTCCCTGTCCATATCGGGCCGGCGACGGCGACGTAGCCCCACTTCTTGTTATTGCTTGCGGTGTTGAAATCCGGCACCTTTATGTAATTGGGAGGGCCGACTACATCACCTACCACCGCCACACCGCGCAAATTGACGTTGTAGAACAGGCCGTTGTACACCATGTCTGTCAACGGTGGGGTGAAGTAGGAATCCGCCGTCACGATCGTCGCCGAATCGCCGTAGGTGAATGTGGTGGTGGAAATCGCCTGCCGCGAGCCTCCCGCGACAATCGGCCAATTCAGATCCACGATCACCGATCCGTCTTTGCCTTGGAAGCTGGAAAGCGTCGGCGATCCAGTCACCACGGACGGATAGCGGATTTGAATCGTCCCTGTCTTCGTGATGGAGATGCCAGCGAAGTTCAGCAGCGTGCTCGTGATTTTCCATCCGTGAACCGAGGAAATCGGCTGATAGATGATGTCCGATCCGGCGACTTGCGTGTAGGGCGCGGACGGCTTCGCCACCATCTGCTTCGTCACGGAAACGTCGGTCTGCGTCTCTCCGTCGATCTCGTAGCGGATCGTCGCCGGCCCCGGTAGCGTCTGCCATACGCGCGTGACTGAGTAGAAAAGGTTCCCCATCTCGCCCTGCTCGGGCACTGCCTCTTGGTCGATCAGGATCGCGGTCTGGTCCTGGATGGATGCCGTTGCCGTCGCGCCCGTGCCGCCGCCGCCACTGAATGCGACCGTGGGCGTCGTGACGTATCCGGTGCCCTCCGCCGTGAGCAAAAGCGCGACCACGGCCCCGTCGCGAATCTGCGCGATCGCCGCCGCCCCGGTGCCCGATCCCCCGCTGAATGTCACCGTGGGGGCTGTCAGGTAGCCGCTGCCGCCCGCGGTGAGCGCGATGCCGATGACCGCCGTGAGCGGCGTGCCGGCCGTGAGCGCGGCGTAGGCGCTCTTGAGGATCGTGTACTTGCGGATGTATGTCGGCGCGGCGTGGCCGCCCTCCAGATACTTCAGGGAAAGGTTGTGCGCCTCCTGCGCGTTCTGCGACGTGGCCCACACCCGCCGCATGTATTGCTTGTCTCCGTCGCCATCCGCCTCTTTCTGCGAGACGAGGCGGTAGTTGCTCGCGCCCTTCCGTGGCGTACCAATGAGAACCGGGGTGTAACCGGCGTCGAGCAGCACGTCCTCCACGAGCACGAGATCCCGGACGTTGGCCGTCGGGTAGATCGTGGATGGCTCAAGCAGCCGATTCTGCGCCTGCGAAAGTCCGTAGTCCCTGCGCGCCCCGAGGCTCAATAGAGGTATCCGGCGCCGCGACGCCGCCCCCGGAACGGCGGCGTGTAGTTCGCCGCCTGTTGGCTTGCTCCCTGCGGTTTGGCATTCTGGAGCGACTTGATCGCGAGTTCATACTGCCGGAAAATCTCCGCGCGCCCGGCGATGTTCGTGAAAAGAGGGTCGCCGCTGAGATGCTGCCGCGCCACCGCGTAAATCGTGAGTTCAGGGAACCAGACTACGGTATCCGTGCCCGGGTCGGTCGTGTGATCCCCGTTGTCAATGTCGTCCGCCGTGACGACGGGCGGTGTCGCCAGCAGCCGGTAGTCGAGCGGGTAGTCCGCCGACGGCATCGGCCCGATTCGCAGGTAGGTCGTGCGCGTCGCCGTGCCGGTCTGCTCATACCGGGTGTCCACAAAGTAGGAAACTGGCTGTCCGCTCAGTTTGTTCATCGCCGCGCTGCCGTAGCCGACGCTGTTCCAGCCGTGCATGGTTCGGATCACGCCGGCATATCTCTGAAGCTCCTCCCAGCTCGATGCCGGCAAGAGCACGCGCTGCCCGCGGATCTCCACCGGGTCGAGGATCACCATGTCCGTGCTCGGAAGCTGGATGGCGTCGCAATAGACCGTGGCCGAGTAGCTGCCGGTCGCGCCGAGGAACGGGCGGAGAAGCTGCGTGCTGGATTCGAGGATTTCGTTGTCCTGCGTGTCGCCGCTCGCGAAGACGATGGTGCAGCCGAGCATCCATGAGGCGTAGCCGGATGTGATGCTGATCGTGTTCGAGTATTGCGTGCAGCTCACGGTGACTGCCGTGGGCGCCCGCAGAACGGCACCGGTGCGCCGCTCGAACATGGCGCTCGGGCTCCGGTCCCAAAGCTCGACATACGCGCCGTTGATGGCCGCGCAGATGGAGTCTAGGTCGCCCGGCGAAGGCCCGCGGGTGTCGCTGTTGTCGGTCGCGCCAGCCGGGGTGAGCGTGCGCAGGCCGAGATCCCGCATCAGTTGCTTGGCGAGCGTGTGGATCGTCATCGGGGTGATCCGGGGGGTTGCTACGTCTCGATGTCGTCAGCGGGCGCGGCATCGGGTTTCGGCGCGCTGAGAAGGGCGATCATGTCGTCCTTGTTCGGGTTTCCGATCAGCGGGATTCCGCGCTCCTTCATCATCGCGCGAAGCTCGCGGTGTCCGAGTTCGGCCAGCGGACGCGCGGCTTGCGCGGCGGGCTCGTTGGCTCCGGTCGCGTTCACGAGTCCGGTAAAGGCATCCGGCGTCCGGGTGTTTGTCTGCTCGGATTTCAGGCGCGCGATCTCCGATTTCAGGCGCGCGATCTCCGCTTTCGCCGCCGCAAGTTCCTCCGTCAGCCGCTTCACGTCGTCGCCGGATTCGGCCACCGCGACCACCGGCCACCACTTGATCACGTTCGGATGCTTCGCGATGTCGGGCAGGATCGTATTCTGGAACTCGTCCAGGTCGAACTCTGCCGTCTGGTGTCGCATGTCCTTCTCGTGGAAGTGGGCGCGGTCATAGACCCTGCCGCTCCTTCCCTGCAAAGAGGGCATGACGTTGCGTGCGGTTCCGTAGGTGACGAGTTTGATTTTGGCAGACATAGAGGATTGAAAATTGAAAGACTGCGCCCCGGCGGAGACATGACGCTCCGCCGGGGCCGGCTATGAACCACACAAACTAGGCGATGACGGGAGCGCCGGGCACAGGCAGTGCGTGGCACGAGACCACGAAGCCGGGGCACACACCGTCAGAACGCTCCACAAGGGCCGCGCCCCACACCTTCTCCGCACCGATTTCATGATCCATGTCATGATTCAGGTGCTCCTCGGTGCGCTTGCCGAACTGCGGGCTCACTTTCGAGCCGTTGATCGTGCCGACGCCGCAGATAAGGGCTTCCGCGCCGAGGCCGAGCGAGCGACCGAACGGGGTGCCGAGGATGTTGCACTCGACCACGAGGGAGCCGATCGGGAATGCCCAATCAGTGGTTTCCCCGGTGAGGCCGAGCACGACCTTGCTGAACAGGGTGATTTCGAGGCCGGTGTTGACCTTGAAGCCGAACACGCCCCACACGCCCGTCGAGGGGTTGATGACGAGGATGTAGCGCAGCGTGGCGGTGTCCGCGGCGATGGTGGCGCCCCAGTGGTAGGTCCACGGGGCGTTGCTGAAGTAGCGGGTGTACTCAGGGGCGGGCGTGACTGCTGCCGCCGCCGCGCTGCCGCCGCCCTTCACGGCGATGGTGCCGCCATTGACCGTGGTGCCGCTGAACGTCGGGGCGAGTGCCGCTCCGAGGTAGAGGCGCGGGGCGAGCAGGGATCCAATCGGTCCCCAGTTCCCGTGATCGAGCTGGTCCCAGCGGTAGATTCCCACGCCGTCCCAATCCACGAAGTTGCCCTTGAACTGCGGGTTCTTGTCCCCGCGCTCACCCGCCAGGCGGATGCCGGCGAGGTAGTCGCTTTCGCTCTTGAGGTGGCTCAGGGCGTAGTGCGTGCCGAAGACCATGTAGTTCTTCACGCGGCTGCCGCCGGAGTCCATCGCGCCGGTCGCCATCGGAAGCGCGCCGTTGCTGGTGAGGATGTTCCGCGTGTTGCCGATCGTCGCGGTGTCCATGTAGTGCGCCGTCTTGATCGTCGCGATGGTCGAAGGGCCGCCCACCGTGAACATCTTGTTCCGGCTGGACGCCTCAGACTTCGCGATCATGAGGCGAAGCATATCGTCGTTGTTCTTGATGGCGTGCTGCTGGCTCAGGCCCTGCTTGATCATGCCGTCGAGACGACCGCCGACCATCGTTTCATCGCGGGCGACGCTCTGGTAGCCCACGCCGAACCACTGGCGACCGATCTTCACGTCGAACGAGCCGGCCTGAATCTTGTTGGCCGAACCGGTGCGGACGCCCGCGCCCTGCACGCCGGGGCCGCCGAAGCCGCCGTAGGTCGTGACATGCACGGTGGAGCCGGACACCTTCTCGGTGTCGGTGATTTTGACGATGGCCTTGCCTGCGTCGCCTTCACCCATGAATCCATCCGCGAGCGGATTGTCCTGGTATGCGGCGTCCGCGCCCTTCACGACCTTGAGCGCCCAAATCTCCTGTTCGAGATTGGCGTTCTGCGTGGTGAGGTCGCCCTTGGTGGTGGCGTTGGCTACCGGGTAGCTCGTGCCGAGCGCCGGGACAGTGAGGAATCCGAACAGCGCGGCGAGAGCCAGCGGGCCGGAGACGAATGCGAGTGCGGCCACGAAGAGCAGCCGGAAGATATTGCGATTTTTCATTGGATTAGAGATGTGAGATTTGGGTTGGGTTGTTGGTGGACTACCTGCGCAGCACGTATCCCGAGTTCCCCGGAGTGGGTGATAGCTTCTCCAGGTCTGCGAGACTCATGTTTGCGGCTTCTGCGAGCGAGAGAGCCTTTGGCGCGGGCGGTGTCGCGGGCGGTATGCTCGCGGCCCCTCCTGCGGTCGTGGGCTTGCGGACTTGCGGCGTCGGTTGGGTTGCGGTCGCTGCCGCTTGCGCGGGGGCGTCCGACTCCATGAGCGCGGCGAGTTCCTTGGCGACCGAGGTTCCGTTGTCGGCGGCGCGCAGTTTCGCCAGTTGCATGGCGGCTTCGGCGGCGATGACTTCGGGAGCCTTCGGATCACTCAGGAGAACACTGCGAGCGGGATCTTTGGCGATCGACTCGATGCGTGCAGCGATGGCTTGTGCCAGTTCGGACTTCGGATCAGTGGATGAAGGGAATTGCCCCTTCGCGGCCTTGATTGAGTTCGAGCGTTCTGTGGCGAATGCGTCCTGTTTTTCCGCGGCGGCTTTCGCCTGCTGCGATTCAACGGCCGCCTTCTGCTGCCTCAGTTGCTCGATCTCGTCCTTGGCCTCCTCCAGTTCCTCGGTGCCGAGTGACTTCGCGAGTTCCTTTCGCCGGTCCATCGCCGCATTCAGCTTCTCGTCCAGTTCCGTCAGCGCGTCGCCGTGCTGTGGTTCGGGTTCGGGGTCTGGTGTGGCTACGGGCGCCTGCTTCTGCTGGCGCGCTTCGACAATCTCGATGCGCTCCTTCAGGCTTGGCACCGTCTCCCCTGCATCCTTCAGCGCCTTGCCGAGCGCAATCGCTTGCTGCTCGGTGTCGCTGAACTGTGCGGTGGAGACGCGGTTTGGCAGGATGCGATCCGATTTCGGGTCCGCGGGCGGCGTGGTTTCGCCTGCCTGCGGTTCCGGTTCGGTCGTGATCGCTGCGGGAACTGCTTCGGTTTCTGGCTGGTTCGCGGCCTGCATCCTCGCCAACTCCGCCTCTTGCTGTGCAAGAACGTCGTCGAAGGGGTCGCCGGTCGCGGTTGGAGTCGCCTGCGTTTCCGCGGGCGTTGCTGTCGCTGCTGCGCTTGCGGGATCTGTGACCTCCGCTGGTGCTGTGTTTTCCATTGCGATCCGCCGCCTGCTTCATCGCGTTCGCGGATGGCAAGCAAAATCTTTCGCGGTCGTTACCCTGGGTTGATCGATCCGAATTTTCCGCGAGGGACGCCGGCGGTGTGCGGCTTGCCGTTCGGCCTGCGCTTCTCCCATTCGCGCAGCTTCCTCCGGGTCTCCTTGTTGTTCAGGGAGTAGTGATTTCCCTCGACTCCCCCGCTGTTGAATGCCGCCGGCAGTGTTTTGTTCATGGTTCAGATTTCTATTTTTTCCCGCCAAGCGTGGCGCAGAGCACGACGATGCCAGCGAAGATGAACACCGCGAGGATGCCAGTGGCGGCGAAGTTCATGGCCGGGCAAACTGCCAGTGCATCCAGTCGAAGTCCCTCGCGCGGCCATAGCTGACTGCGCCCTCGCCCTCGATGATTTTCCACATCGGCAGGTATTCGAGGCGGGCAAACCGCGCAGTGCGCTTCGTCTCCTTGAGCATGTTCCTGTCCGCATCAAGATCGACGGCGCACCCCCATGAATGGATTGACCACGCGCTTTTGCTCCCGCGCTTGAGCCGCACGTTCAGGCAGCCCCCAAACTGATCGATCCCAAGCTCGCGCAGCTTCTCCTCGCCGTATTCGCCTTTCAGCTTCGTGAACACTCGCAGCATCGCATCTGCGACCTTCTCGTGGCACGTCATCTCGGTGATGCGCGTGGCCTTGTCCCAGTCCAACACCATCGGGTAAGGCAGGACGATCTGCGTCTGGTTCTCGCCCTTTGGCCCGTAGAACTTCGGGCACTGTGCTTCGGTGGGCCAGTTCATCGGAACTTCTCCTCGGTGTCTTTCTTGATCGGCGCGTAGCTCGGGTCGTCCTTGTATCGCTCGGCGTACTCATGGACGATGCGTTGCACGTTCTCGGTCTTCACTTCGCTCTTGGTGCTCGATGCGACATTCTGCGCGACACTCTCGAACTTCGCCGCCGCCGCGTTGGAGAAATTCTCCGCCGTCTGGATTCCGAGATAGGCGAGCAACATCGTCGTGACCGCCCACTGGAAGTGTTGAGTGATCGAAACGAATGCAGTCAGTTGCTCCGGCGTGGTGAACGTGTAGAGGGTTCTCACGGTCGCCCAATACAGCCCCCATTCCGTCCAGATGGCGAACAGGGTCATCAAGAATTTCCGCGAGGCGAAGTTCATCGCCAGCGTTTTAAGTAGTCGGGTAAGGAAGGCTTTCATCGTTTGAAATATGCAAAGGCTGCAAACCCGATGGCCGTCAGGCTGAATGCAGAGAACCACATCCACTTCGCTTTCGCCTGATTCGCCGCATCCAGCCGCGCCTTGTCCCGCTCCCGCGTGCGTGTGTCGAGCGTGCCCTGCACGGCCTGCGTCTCCACGAGCGCGGCATTGTGGGCGGTCGTGAGGATGGCGAGTTGTGCGAGAACGGAGTCCGTCTGCGCCTGCGCTTCGTGGAATAACACCTGCATCTGCTTCACCAGCTTCACGATCTCCGTGCGCGTCTTGCCGTCAGTAACGGGGAGTGCCGTGGGGACAGTCTGCGAGTTCGCCATCGCCAGCAACACCCACAGTATGAGCAACGGCAGGCACGGCCTCACGGTTCGTCCTCCAGCAGCCGGAGAATCCTTCCGGCCTTGTAGTCCACGCGGGAGAGGATGCGCTTCACTTCCTTGCCGTCGCGGCGCGCCCGCGCAGTGGCAGCCGTGGCGGTGGTGAGATGCCGCACGAGTGGGGCCGTCTCGTTGCCGCGGTGTTGCGTGGCACAGCCGGTGAACATGCAGAGCGCCGCGAAAACGGCGAGGATGATGTAGAGGGTTCGGTTCACGGCTTGCGGCTGATAGCATCTAAGGTCGCCGCCAGCTTATCCTGCGTGCGGATTGCGAGTTGCTGCGACTCGGAGATTTTGGACAGGTTGGATTTAACCTCAGCCATCGTGGTTTCCACCAATGCCAGACGAGCGTCTTGCCGAATCATCACCTCTCGCCCCTGTGTCCACACGCCAAGTCCGCCAATGAGCATCACGGCAGCAGTGAGGACGTGCCCGAGGTTCACGGTGCCGTCGAATTTCCAGCGGCGTGCCTCGGCTCTGTTTTGCTCTTGTTCGGTGTCGCTCATTGCAGTGCAAGTAAAAGCGCGACGCACGCAATGATGCCAAAAATGTAACGTGCGGCTTGGGTTCGTTCGTGGATGGTCATCGGAAGAATCGGAAAAAGTTGGTGGTATTCGCTGCGGGTGGAGCGGACGGGGAGTTGAAATACGGGCGGTTCAGCGGGACGAGCGGGGATGCGCCCATGTAGGAGCGCATGATTTCGGAGGCGGAGAGGGTGCGCTGATAAACGCGAATGTCATCCATGTCTCCGGTGAAACTTCTTCCAGACGCGCTGGAGTAATCATACCCCAGCGCCAGCGGGTCATTTGCTGGAATGGTCGCGGTGTATGGAGGCGTATTATACGCGTTAGTCGCCCTGAGTGTGCCGTTGATGTAGATTTTTTTTCCGGCATTGCTCAAAGTCACCGCCACATGCGCCCATTGTCCAACGGTCGGCACGAAGCCGGAATCCAAGTTGTTAGAAAGGTTGGTCAGGTAGGACAACCCTGTCAGCAGTCGGATCGAGAATGGGTAGCCATAATACCCGGTGTCGCACGAAATCAGACCGCACAAGGCTGGCATTGTTGCAGTCGGGCGGAACCAAAGCATCACGGTGAAATTGTTCACCGAGATTTTGTTGCGCAGCGACAATGGCAAATGCACGTAGTCAGGCGAAGTGAAACTCAAAGTTTTGCCACGATTCGTGCTTGTCCGCTTGGTGCCGCTCATTGCGTAACTGGTCTCGCCACCGCTTAAATCCATAAGCCTCCAGCCCGGCTGCGCGCTTGGAACAAACAGGCCCACGAGATTGCGCCACAAATCGGGATACTCCGATTCGCTGGCGTTCCGTGCGATGCCTGCGCTGTATCCGTAATCGTCCATTAGCGGAGGTCGCCGAAACGGGTGCGATATTGCAGGCTGTTGCCTGCGCTGGCATGAAGCGCGATGCCGCTGTAATTCAGCACCACGGCGACGATCTTCTGAGGCGGGCGGATGATGGTGAGCTTGCAGGTCTGCGTAGTGCTCTGCGCTTGGAATTGCGGCGTCGCAGCGCCAATCCACGGCGGCGCGACGGTGCCCGGTGCCGTGCTGAATGTGTAGGCCGCATCACTCGCGCCGACTGTCGGTGGGCCAAACTCGTAATTCGTGCCGTCTAGACTTCCGGCGATCCAGAGATAGACGGATTTGTCGTTCGCCACGGTGCCGGTCGCGAGGGACACCGTGAGCAAAAAGTCCACACTCTCTGGCGTGTTGTAGTTGCCATCGAGCAGGCTAATTTCCGTGGATTGCCTCCCCGCCGTCGCGGAGGACGCCAGCGAGTTAAGGGTGATTGTCGCGGTGGATACCGCCGCGCCGAGGTTGTAGCTGAATGTGGTAGGCATAGGTTAAGATTGGTTTGCGCGGTCAATGTCTGCGAAATCCGGCTCGCGCTCGAAGCCGAGTGCATGCCAGCGGGGAATCTGCTTCGTGCCGAGGGCGTTGATTGCGGCGAGGTCGTCTGCGGTTATTACCCCGCCTGTCACAAGCTGGCCGAATACGGACTGCGTGAGCGGGTCGAGCACGTCAATCTGATCGAAGTCAGGGTCGGACACGTAAGCCGGGATTGCTGCGGAAACGGCGGCGAGCTTACCGAGGCCGAGCAGCGCGATCTTGATGCTGCGCCGAGGGATGAGTCCAGCCGGAGCCGGGACGAGTTGGGTGAAGTCCGCATCTTTTGCGGCTTCGGATTTGAGTAGGGTGTAGTCCATAGTGTGTTTTAGCCGGAGGCCATGCAGCGCCATTTCGAGGTGACGGTGTTCCAAACGAATGCCACGTCAAGGCGGTCAGTCGAGACGGTCGTGGTCGGTAGCGCAACCGCCCCCGCTTCAAACGTCGCGCCCCAAGTGATTGCCCGCGCCGCCGTGCCGGTGATGGCTATCCAGAGCGTCTGCCCCTCCGTAGGGGTGCCGGAAAGGTTCGTGGTGAAACTGGTAATGTCCGCCGCCTGCGCGGTGAGGCTGTAAAAGTCCACGTTGTCCGTGTTGATCGTCGGCGTCACGCTGGATGTAGCGGTGCCGCTGCGCTGCGTGATGCGCTTGTTTGTGAGCGTCTCCGTGCCCTCCAGCGTCGCCAGCGTGCCACTCAGTGGGAGCGTAACCGTGCCCGTGCCGAGCGCGCCCGTCGCAGGCGCAAGCGTCGTGGTGCCCGATGTGGCGTTGCGGAAGCCGATGGTGCCCACGGCGCTGCCTGCGGTGCCGAGGAGGAGGCTGGTGGTCGCGCTTGCGGTCAGCGTGGTGAATGTGCCGGTCGCCGCTTCAACGGTGCCGAGCGTGCTGCCGTCCGTCGTGACTCGCAGTGTGCCCGTGGCTGGCGTTGTGAGGAATGTCTCATGCCCCCCGGTGCCGTCATGCACGATCAAACCGGAGCCAAGGTCTGTGCAAATATCCACATAACCGCCAGTCAAGCCAGCGTTGATCATCAGGCGTTCGGATGAACCCCCGCCGAGACGCATCCACGGATGACCAGCCGTCACCTGAGTCGCGCTGTTGTATGGATTTATATCTATTCCAAGCGTGGCGACGCTTGGATTCTGCGCAGTTAGGATAGCTGCGCTCACTATGCCGCTGCCAACAGTGATACTGCCAGCAGTGAATGATGGAAGCGCAAGCACGCCAGTCGCCGACACAGATAGCGTCGAGCTTCCGCTGGTCGCTCCGTTCAGCACGATGCTGCCGCCGGTGCCGCCGTTCGTGCCGAGGGTGAGGCTGCTGGTGCCGGTGATTGTCGTCCCCGCAACAGTATCCGGCGTGGTCGCGCCTACCGTGCCGTTGATGTTAATGCTCGCCGTGCCGGTGGCGTTCGTTAGGACGATTGCGGACGGGGTGCCGAGGGCGGGCGTCGTGAAGCTCGGCGAGGTAGTCATCGCCACGCTGCCGGTGCCGCTGATTGTCAGTAGTTCCGGCGTGCCCGTCCCGGCTGTTGTGCGCCCCACAACGCGAGCCGTTGACATGTGCGCCAGTTTCGCGAGCGTGATGGTGTCGTTGTCAATCGTCCACGTCGCGCCGGTGTTGCTGACTGTTATATCGCCCTTGTCGCCGTCGCTCACGGAGCTTGTAGCATTCAGCGTCGTGCCGCTCATCGCCAGGCCGGTGCCGAGCGTGACAGCAACCGGAAGCCCGGTGCCGCCGCTCGAAGCCTGTCCGAGCAGTTGCGACGCGGACAGGTTCAGTCCGAGATTCGTTGCGGCTTGCAGCTTTTTCGCCGCCGTGAGCGTCTGCGCGTGCCCGTGCGCCACCCAATCCGCATCCGGGTCGTCCAATCCGCTGAACACCTGCGCGGAGGCATCCAGATCCGGCGCGTCGATCACATTCAGCGTGTCCGCGTTCGCTGCGATGTGCTTCAGCAGCGCGGCATCGGCGCATTCCACCTTCCAATACGTTCCGGCCGGAGTGAGTTCATCGTTCCGGGCGACCACCTGCGAGAAGTTCCCGCTCCCGTCGGTGGTCGCGGAAAGAACCGCGCGCAGGACGACGCGGTTGTTCGATGTCCAGTGCGTGTTCCGAGGCGCGCAGAGCGTGAAGCTCACCACCGCGCCTGTTGCCACCGCGCCGTCGTCGCGGTAAATGGTTCCGGTCAGCGTGCAGGTGAGTCCCATATTAAAAGTATTGTTCCGCTAAACGTCGTGAAGCCCGGTGAGGTCGAGCCGGCGCGGGGGTTATTGTGAGGCGGGGCGATTCATCAAGGTGCAGGTTCCGCTGGTGAGCGTCACGGCGGTCGCGCCGCCGGGGAACATCAGGAATGTCCCCGCCTTCACGGTGACGGATGCGGGCGATCCCGTCCACTTGGCGCACGTCAGGGACGCGATCACGGTGTCGGTGTGGGCGAAGATGCCGGAGAACGGACCGGTGTTGGCGCTTGTGCCGGTCACATACACACCGCCGTTCGCGTCGTAGATCGAGTTGAGGTCGAGGGTTCGCATTTCGGTTTAGTAAGGGCCGGCGATATTCCCAATGGCCGTTGTGAAAGTGGTCGGCGGAGTGAATGCCGTGAGGGTTCCGTAGGTCTGTCCGGTCTGCTTTCCGGTGGCGTGCCTGCCGACCGCGTGCGTATTATAGCGCGCGGTCGCGCTGCTGTACTGGACCTGAATGAAATAGGTGGCCGGACCACTGGCGACATAGGGCGCAGCGAACGGAATGCGCTGGTAGGCGTCCGTGCCGCTGCCGGCAGTGCTGGCCGACTGAGCCGCCGCGATAGGGTTTCCGAGCGCGTCCGCGAGTCCGACGGTCACGTTCCCTGTCACGTTGCTTCCGTTGAAAAGCTCAATTCCGGTGATGGTGCAGTTTGCTGGCACATGAATTTCACTGAGATAGGTTTCGGTGATGACCGGCGTGGAATCGGTGCCGTCGGTCGAGGCCTTCGCCGGGTGCTCTCCGGTGTTGATGCCGCGAGGCGAGATGGCGTTGTTCGGAGCCTGAAGTCGGATGTTTCCGTTCACATCCACGAGGCCGCGCGCGAGCGTGGCCGCAGGCGGCTCCGCGTTTGAGACGCCGAGATTGGTTTTGAGGGTTTCAGCGGTACGAGGTTCGATTTGATTCATGAGAGTGTTTTAGGTGGTGGTTTCGGTGGCGCGGGCTGCGTCCGGTTTCGGTTCGGTGATGTCAAGCGTAATTCGGTGCTCGTGCCCGAGGGTTTTCCCGCAGTCATTCGCAAAGGTTTCCGGCCACTCGGCGAGCCGCTTCACGGCGAGCCATTCGGACAGTGCGGCCTCGCGATCTTCCTTCGATTCTTTGCGGTCATGGATGAGATTGTCGAGCCTCGTGAGTTCCTTTCCGGCCGCTTCGCGCAGGAACCAGATGAAGTCCGGTTGCGCGATCAGGCGGGTGATGCGACCGAGCCCTTCGGCGGCGATTTTGTGGTTGTGCGCCTGGGCGGGGCTCACTGCGCGGGTGCTCCGGTTTCGGTTTCGCCGGCTTCTTCCGCGCCGTGCGCGCCGGGCTGCGGAACCGCCGGCATGACAAACTCGGGATTTTTGAGCGTGAAGTCCTGCTTGGCCTTCTGCGCTCGCTCCTCGGGGCTCGCGGGCTGGAATCCCATCTCCGTTTCCCACTGCGCTTGCACGCTCGGCGGGCAGTCCTTGTAGGCGATGGCTTCGCGCGTCTCGCGGCGGAGTTGCGCCTGTGCGGACTGCTGGCTCTTTTCCTGCCACACCTTGATCTCCTCGTCGGAGATGTTCGGGCAAAGCTCATCGGGATCGGCCACTTCGAGCGCCTTGAGTTGCGAGAGGAATAGCGGACGCAGCGTGCGCGCCACTTCCGGCATCTGCGCGCGCGTCATGTGGTATTTCTCCGCCACTGCGAGCGCCTGCTGGTTTGTGGAAAGCATCTCGGACGAACGCGAGCGCGTGAGCAGGAGTCGGATTTCCCGCTCGATGGTGCGCGCCTCCTCGCGGTTGATCGTGAGCAGCATCTTGCCGTCCTTGGAAAGCAGAAGCTCGGTGTCGCGGATGTTCTCCAGCACGATTGTCACCACCTGGCCCATGATCCCGATGATCGCCTTCTGGTGCTGGATCTCGCTGTTCTTGATGAGCAGGTTGCTCGTGCGCTCGATGTTCAGGATGCCCGTCGCCGTCCGGCTGCTATTCAGGTCGCTCGCGCTGGCGTCCTTCGCGCCGATCACGCCGAACATCAGGTTGAGCTGCTGCTGCGCCATCGTGAGCAGTTCCAGCCCGATCTCGGATTTCTCCGTGAGGTTCACGTTCCACATCGGCGGGCGGTGATCCTTGTCGTAGCCCGGCTCCACGTCGTAAATCTTGTCGCCGCCAAATTCCACCTGCGCGCCGTTCTTCCACTCGCGCACCGCCATCGGGTCTCGGAACGTGACGCTGTTCTCCTTGCTGTCCTTGATGTTGAAGCGGTTAAACTGCGCGTCAATGTAGGTGTCCTGATCGATCACCGCCTGGATCACGCCCTCGCCATACCAGCGGTTCGGAACGCGCGCGACGCCGGGGATCGCTTCAAACGGGCGCTTGTGCATCACGTTCGCGAGGTATTCGTAATACACGAGGTCTTCACAGCTCCGGTCCAGCACGCAGAAAATCTCCTCCTCGAATCCGTCGCCGTCGGCATCGAAGCGCACGTAGCACTCGGCCATGCGCCGGAAGATGTTCAGGCGGCTCACGACGGTATCGCGCTGTTCGCCGTGCGTCTCCTTCGCGCGCATCTCGCCGCTGCCCTCGTCCGTCACGCTGCCGGCCCAATACTCGTCGAAGCCCTCGTATTCGCCGTAGGTCTCCTTGATGCGCTGCGGCGTGTCGTCGTAAAGCTGGAACACCGCGTCCGCCTCGTGAATGTCCGGGCACCGGAGCGGGCAGAGGAATGATCGGTAGTCCACTTCACGGCACTCGACGCCCTCAAATTGGATCAACTCCTGCGGGAGCCGGTCGAACTGCTTGTATTGAAACTCTCCCTGCCGCATCACGAACAGCGGATCTTTCTCCAGTCGCGCCTGCTCCTCTACGTTCGGGTCGGGCAGAAAGTCGTCGTTCTCATAGACCATGAGGCCGTTCGGTGTCTTGATCGGCTCGCCGTTCGCGTCCACGAGCACCACTGCGGGGCCGACGTAGGGCGTGCTGCGCTTGATCCAGCGGATCTTCACCACGCACTCGTTGCGGATGAGTGCGCTGCGAAGGGCGGATCGAAGTTCCGTCTGCACGTCGCTCTGGTCCACGCGCTGCTGCACCAGTTCCTCCACCGCGCGCGCTGTCTGGTCGTCGCCCACGTTCTGATATTTCACCGCGGCGAAAAATGGGCGCGTGCCGAGAAGATCGTCCGCGGCCTTGCTGTGCATCTCGCGCACGAACCGCTGTGCCGTGCCGAGCGTCAGGTTGCTCTTGTCGAAGACGCCGCCATACATCGCCGCGCGCCAGGAGTTGTCGTTGTCAAAGAGATCCTGATACCGCTTGCGCCGGTCCATCCACGATCCGCCGTCCACCGCGCCCTCGCCGCTCAGTCCCATCTCGCGCTGAAGCTCCGTGATCCGCGTCAGGCATCGGTGTTTCAGTTCCTCGCGTTGGTCGGGCGTGAGTTGCAGGTTCGTCTTGAACCGCGTCGGCGCCGGGGCCGGGGGTAGAACGGTGAAATCGTTCCCGTCAAACGCGGGCTGTGGCTTGGGAAGTTCCATGAGTGTCCGCCGCGTCCTGCATCGGTTTCGCGGAGTCAAGCCGAAATTGGTTGCAGGAGCGGGATTTGAACCCGCGTCCTCTTGGGTATGAGCCAAGCGCGCTACCGGACTGCGCCATCCTGCGATTTGTTCTCTGAGATGCGCGGGCGGCTGCTACCCGCTTCGCGGTTTTGCGGACCGCTTAGGCTGGACCCGGCACCCTTTCGAGGTGTTGCCCCGGTTCCCCGCGCAACTCAAAGAACTGCGGTCATGATTCGGATGTTCCCCGCGCGTTGGCAAGCGGAAAATCCTACCTGAAGAACTCCTTCACCGTGAGATTGCGGCTCCCGATCGGCGCGGCCTTCGCTGCGGCCCGCGGCGCATTGGCCGGCGCGCGCGTCGTCGCGGACATGCGCGTGAAGGCTGCCAGCATCCGTCCGCGCTTCGTCATCGCCGCCTGATACGTGGCGCGGTCGTCGGCATCGAGTGAGGCGACGAACGCCTTCTCGTTTGCGAGACTCCCGCTGAACGGCTTCATGAGCGACGAGCGGAATCCGGTGTCCGCCTTATCCTTCGGCATCGTGGCGAGCAGCTTCCCGTATTCCTTCATCGCCCGCGCGCTGTCGCCGTCTTCGAGCGCGTTCTTGATCCCGACGTATTTCGACGGCGGATGCACTTCGTCCACATGCTCGCTTCCGTTGGCCTTCTGCCACTCGCGCCCGAGCTTGCGGGCCTTGGTGATTTCGCTGTGCCGGATTGTGCGCAGTCCCGAGGAACTGATCAGCGACTCCGCCGCGGAGATGTCCGGTGCCTCCGGGTCGATCACGCCACGCAGGGCAAGCGGGAGCGGCGTCATGGCGAGATCCTTCACCTGCTGCGCGCCGGAACGCTGCTGGCCGCGCCAGTCGCGCCCGGTGGCCGCTTCGAGCGCGGTGCGGCTGATGAGCGGGGAAATACGCCCCATGACGAACTGCCGCCTGTTCTTGAGCAGCGCGATCACGTCGCCGGGGACGCTGCGCAGCTCGTATTCGCGGCCCTCTGTCACCACGCTGAAAGGCTTCTCCCAATCGTTCTTGCCGGTCAGCATCCGCTCAAGGAGCTTCGCGGTCACTGCGAGGACGACGGCGAGCAGGATGAGCGCGTTGCGTTGCTCCTTGCCGTGCTTGCGGAACGCATCGGCGAAGAACTTGGCGCGCGACTTCAGGAAGTCCGGGGCGAGGAAAAGCAGGCGCTCGAAGTGCAGGCGCGTCGGGTTGTTGCCCGCGTAGAGGTTGTTCTGTTCGCCGAATGCGTCGTTGGCCTGCTGCGCGGTCTTCTGTGCGACCTGTTCGCGCGTCATCTTGCCGGAGGCCAGATCCTTCTTGAACCGCTCCATGTTGCGCACCATCGCCTCCTTCGCCATCGCGATTTTCAGACCGGGGATGTACTTCTCGAAAAGGAACGCGCTCATCGTGTCGTTCAGCTTCCCGAGCTTCCCGAGTCCGATGTGAGAGAGCAGCTTTTCCATGCCGCTCGCCGTCAGTCCCTCGCCAAATTCCGCCTTGGCGTTCCAGTTCGCGAGCATGAGCCCGGCGTTCACTAGTTCGCGTGTCGCCGGATCGTCCATGTCGATCTCCGTCACTTTGAAGGGGTTGACCTTGTGGCCGATGGCGTGCGTGCCCTCCTGCACGAAATGGAACGGCGAGAACGAAAGCATGAGCTGCTTCACGATGGCCTGAAACTCGCCGACGGCCTTGATGATCGGCACGTTGTTCAGCGCCGAGGTGCCGAGCGTGTTTTTCAGCCGCTTGTAGAGGTCGGGGTGGATGAGTAGTTCGCCTTCCACAAGAACGTCCTTCTCGCCTTCTTTGCCGAGCCACTTCCACTTGCGAAGCGCCGGGTGCGAGATCGGGCGGTAGTCGGAAGTGTCCGCCGGGTGCGTGTGCGGCTTGATGAGCAGCGGGGAGTCCGCCGATCCGTCCGTCCTGGTGATTGCTCCGCTTGGCACTGCCATCGGGCGGCCGTCGCGCGCCATGATGTCGGTGAGCGACTTCACGAACACCCGATCCGCGACCGTGTTGTTCGCCGCCTGCGCGTAGGCTCCGAGCGTGCCTGCGATGTCGCCGCCGCCGCGCAGCGAGTGCCCTTCCTGTTCCAGATCGAACATGCTCGCGAACACGCGCTTGATGGCGTGGTCAAATTTCGTCTTCAGTTTGCTCGCGGGCGTGTCGCTGGCGAGATCGCCGAGGATGCGCGCCATGAGCCCGCTGCGCTGGTTGGCCGGCGCCTTCTCGACAAAGTGCGTGACGTAGTTCTCCAGCAGGTTGCCGAGCAGCCCGAGCTTTTGCGCCTCCTCGCCCTTCTCCTTGAAGAACGTCTTGGCCGTGTCCGCCATCGCCTTCTCCGCGGCGTTCAGGTTCAGCGCGCGCTCATACACCGCCTTCATTTCCGGCTTCGACTTGTCCGCCCACTTTTGCAGCGTGGCCTTGTCGCCGTCGGCCTCCATGTAGCGGCTGATCGCCTGGCGTGTGAGCACGTTCGGGAATTGCTTCACGATCGTCTCCACGAGCTTGCGGGATTCGTGCGCGGCCTTCTGTCTGCCGGGGATCACGATGTCGGTGCCCTTGAGCGGTGCGCTGTCCCCTGCCCCGAGCCATTGGCCGATCGCCTTGTCAATCGTGTCGTAGGCTGGCATCTCGCCCCACCACCTTTTCGTCGCGCTGCCAGCGGTCTTGACGGCATCCCAAATCTGCGACGCGACACCCGGGGGCTTCGTCGCGAACGTGGCGGCCTGCGCCGCCTTGCGGTCTTCCTTCGTCTCCTCGCGCCCCTTCGCGCCTGCTGCCACGGCGTCGGTGGCGCGGCGTTCCGGCGCGGCGGCGGAGAAGGTTTCGCCGCTTCCGTCGTCAGCAATCTGCCCGTCATCGTCATTCGGATCCGCGGTTCGCGCGTGCGGATCGCCGGATGTGAGACGCACCACCTCCGCGAGTCGCGCCTGTTTCTCGTCCAGTTGATCCGCCTCCGGGAACGCCGTCTGAACTGCGTCCTGCTTCATCTTCAACTGATTCTTCTGATCGGCGACGTTCTTTTGAATCTGCTCCGACGACGGGATCCACTTCAGGGAATTGGCGATGTGCCAAATCAGTTGGCTGGCATCACTTGAAGCGAGCGGATTGTAAGCCTGCGCACCAACGTCCTTCAGCGCCGGGAAATTGGCGTGATAGAGCATCGGAACAACACCGAGCATGTCGGCGTTCTTCTTCTCGTCCTCGGTGAGCGATTTCTTTTCCTCCGCCTTCACGCTCACATCCACGCCGTTCTCCTTGAACGAAAGCGATTCGCCTTTCTTCAGCGCGTTCAGCTTTGGCTCAAGTGCCTTGACTGCCTCCTGCAATGTCGTGAAGCGAGTTCCGCCCACTTCAACATCGGTCTGCCTCGCGTTGTCGTAAAGCCACTGATGCGCGGCGCGCTCGATGAGGTAATCGCGCTGCTCCTTGAACTTCGGCAGCGGGCTATCTCCTGAGTATTTGTAAAGCTCTGGCGCCTCGTCGTTGTATTGCGTCGCAAATTCAAACTTCGACGCGCTGGCCCCGGTGTAATTCCAACTGAACGTGTGGCGGAGGCGTGATTCTCCCGTGAGACTTTGCGCCGCCTCAATGCGCTCGGATTTCCGCGTGAGTCGCCCATTCAATCCGAAGGCGCGCAATTCGAGTTCGCCGTCCGGGTTGTTCTTCGTCTTCTTCAGCGGCTCCTTGAGCATGTCCAGAATCGTCATCGGGACTTCCTCCTTCTCGCCCTCTCCGATCTTTTCCTTCGCAAGCTCAAGCTCGGTTTGCTTTCCCTTTTTCTTCACGTCCCGAGTCACGACGAAAGGCGTCTCCGGGTCGAATACATGCTTGTCCGAAAGTTCCTTTTGCTTGGCCTCCTCGCCCTCCTTGACCCGGCGATCAATGTCGGCGTCGGCGGCGCGGTGGGCATCCCGAAGCGCGTCCACATGCGGGATGGCGCGATCATTTTCCTCGATGCCGCTTGTGAGTTCGCGGATTTCCTTTCGGATTCGCGCCTGTCGCCTGTCAAAGTCCTCCTGACTGATCTTCAGATCGCGCACTTCGTTTTCGAGCGTGAAGCGCTCCATGACCAGCGGGTTCCCGCTCGCCGCGGCAATCATTTCCTGCCCGCGCAGTTCGGCGTCGCTGATGTCGGAAGCGGTGTCGCCCTTGTAATCTCCGTTCAGCAGATCCTCGACGATCTTCGTTTTCGTCGTGATCGTCTGGTAGATACGGCTGTCCAGCGTGCGCTCTACCGCGTTGCGCGTGATGATGATGTTGAAAGGGCCGAATTTTCCGCCCGGCCCGGTCGTGAGCGCGCCGTCCTTGCTGAGTTCGTAGCTCGGTTGCTGCGGCATCCGTCCCGGCGCCTTCTTGCCGCCGATAGTCGCCTCGTGGAAAAGGTTTCCCTGCCGGATGCCGCGGCCCTCGCGCTGCGTCATCTGGTCAGGGCGATAATTGGCGTCCATGCTGTGAACCGCGACCATCCGCCGCTGAAGATTCATGCCGGTGCCGAGCTTCATCGTTGTGCCGAGAAGCACGCGAATCTTGCCGGCGTTGAAGTTGCTTTTCAGTTCCTCCTTGTCCTCATCCTTCTCGTAATCGTGGATGATGGCGATCTGGTCCTCCGGCACGCCCATGCGGATCAGCTTGTCCTTCATGTCGGTGAACACGTTGAACAGTTCAACTTTCTCGACGATGGGCTGCCCGCGTTTCGGTCCGCGCTTGTAACGCTCCGGCTCCCCGAAGGCATTCTTCCTGGCGCGCTCGACCTTGTTGGAATACAGGTCACAAAATACGATCTGCGTGCCCTTGCGGTAGTCGTTCGCCTTCCAGATTTCGTAGGTGTTCTTCGCGATGCGCGAGGATTTGTATTCAGGATCGTCCGGCAGATTCGCGTCAATCAACCGCGGGTCCGTGCTGATCTTTCGGGCGTCCGTGTTCAGCTTGAGCCAGTTGTCCACCCTCGGATCCACTTTCCCGCCGCGCAGCGCCTCCGCGCGCTCGACGACCTCGGCCATGTAGTCCTGAACAACCTGAGTCGGCTGGAACACGATGTTCTGAATCTTGCCGCCAAAGAGGGGCGGGACCGGAAGGTTCAGTTGCTCCTGGCGCTGGATGTCCACATACCGTCGGAACATCGTGATAAGGCTCTGCATGTTCTTGAACTCGACGAATTTCGCCTTGTTCTGGAACGTCTGCCCGTCGGGTGAGATTTCCGCAACCTCGCGCACGTCCGCGAACATCTGCGCCCACTCGTCAAAGTATTTGATGCCGGCGGCGTCTAGGAGATCCTGCGCGATGTACTTCTGAAGCAGATAGACCTCGGCGATCGTGTTGGTGATCGGCGTGCCAGTGGCGAACAGTAGGTTGCGGCCATTATTCTGCCGAAGGATGTAGTCGGTCTTCACCTTCAGTTGCGCGGTCTTGATCGTCTCCGTGTTCGCGCTCCCGAGGCCGCCGATGTTGTTCAGCTTCGTCCAGAAGTTCAGATTCTTGAACTCGTGGGCCTCGTCAATAATGATGGCATCCACGCCAAGCTCCTCGAAGTAGAGCGCCTTGTCCGCGCGCCGCGGATCGAGCAGCTTCTCCATCTTGCTCCGCTTTGCCGCAAGCGACGCCTCTAGCGCCTTGATGCGCTTCTTCCCCTGCTTGGAGTTTGGATCCACCTCGTCATTCGTGGCGCGCAATGCTTCCTCAAGTTCCGCAAGCTCGCCCTGGATGTGCGCGGCCATGAGATCCGGCGACACCGGGATCGATCCGATCTGGCTGTGACCGATCAGCACGGCGTCCCAATTCCCCGTTGCAATCCGCGCCATGAGCCTCTGTCGGCGCTTTGCCGTGAAATCGCGTTCCGTCACCGTGAGAATCTTCGCGGTCGGATACATCCGGTAGAAGTCCGATGCGGTCTGCCCACTGCGCAGAAGATGGTTCGGCACGATATACATGGGCTTGCTCGCGAGCCCCATGCGCTTCCACTCCATGCCCGCGCCGATGAAGGCGAACGTCTTCCCCCCGCCGACTACGTGCGCCGCCACCGCCTTACCGTCCACGGTCGCGCGCCAAACGAAATCGAGCTGATGCTTCCGAAGCGAGATTTCAGGATTCATCCCCTCCAGCGTGGAGTAGGGCGCATCGTACGTGCGCGGGCGGATTGCGTTCGCCAGTTCGTTGAATTTCTTCACCAGCGGCTCGTGGATGTCCGGGTTGTCGAGGATGAAGTTCTTGAACTCCTGTTTCAGTCGGTTTTGAGCCATCCGCGCCAGCTTCGTTTCCTTTTCGAGCACGACGGATGATCCGTCATCGAATCGCTTGCGAACCGTCGGGGACGAAAGATTCATGGACTGCGAGATCAGTTCCTCGGTGGAAACGTCTTCGGTTCCAAATCCCTCGGCGTTTCCGCGCACGGGCACATTGACCTCCCATCTGCCGTTCTTGTATTTGAACTCCGAAGCCTGCCCCCGGTCGCGGTAGATGTGCTTTACGAACTCGGAATAGGTGTGCGGATCGATCCACGCAGCACCCAAGGAGAATCCGATCCGCTCAACGGGGCGTAGTTCAGGGATCGCCTTCGTCAGTTCCTCGATGTTCTTGCGGAATGATTCGTCCGACTTCGCCGCTTCCTCTGCGGCGTGCAGCTTCTCGTAGATGTTGCCGGAAAGATACTCCTCGCGCTCGACGTAGTTGCCGGTGACGGCATCCCGGAACACAAGCCCCTCGCGCACCATCTCGTCCCCGAGTTCATCGGGATCTCTCATGGAGAGCTTCGCCTGAAGCTCCACGTCCACCTTGCCGGTCTGCGCCATGATCTTTGTCATGTTCTCGCGAGTGGTCCCGGTCAGTCCGGTGAGCGGTTCCTTGCGCGGGCGCGTCCGCTTGCTGAAAATGTCCGTCTTGGTCGTCTCGTTGTTCGTGGCGTCGTAATCTTCGAGCGCCATCAGCGCCGGGTAGAACGGATCATCCTGAAACGCCGCGCGCGTCTTCCCTTCGTGCAGGAATCCATTCTCCTTCACGTAGGTATCATAAAACACGTTCAGATCCTTTTGCATCGCCGCAAGCGTGGCGTCGTCCGCATTCGTGACCTGGGCGTGGAGAACCGCCTTCAGCGACTTTCTCAACGGGATCAACTGCTTGATCCGCTCATAGTCCGCCTTGGTGAAATCCCCATCGAAGGCATACGTGCTGAACTGCCTCTCAACGGTGGTGGTTCGCTCCGATCCGGTGAGCGGGTCTTCGTATTTTTCTTCGACCTCGCGGAACTCCTTGTATTGCTCGCCCGTGATGTCGCCGGCCTCGATTTCGGCGCGCAGCTTGATGTCGGTCGGGTTCTTCGATTCCGGCCACGCCGCCCCGGTGCGCTTCACGGTGCCGTCGTCGTCAATCTCGACGTGACCGCTCTCGATGTAGCCGGAAAGCAGCGTGTGCCGCTTCGTGGTGGGTGAAATCTCCTTCCTCGGGCGCTCGACCTCGCCGCCGCGGAACACCTTCACTTCGTTCTTATGTAGAACGAACGATCCGTCCTTTTCAGAGTTCGGGTCAAATTCTAGTTCGTCGGCATTGCGAATGGTCGCCGCCTGCTTGTCTTCGGGAACAAAGATGTTTTCAGGGAGCGTCTTTTTGATCTGCTCGATGAGTTGGGCGACGGTTCGGCCATCCGAGAGAAGCGCCTTGCTTCCGACTTTCTTCGCATCCTCTCCGGCGGTCGTCTTGCCATACATCTTCCCTTCGCTCGTCATGATCCCGAGCATATTTGAGGGGTTGTCTCGGAAATACTGGTTGATGCGGATCTCGTCTCCGGTCCTCGTGGTGATGTGGACAGGGTTCAGCCAGTCCTTGTGCTCCATTGGAACGCCGGGGCCCCGTTTTTGTAGGATGATCAGGTCGGTCGTGACTTCCGTGGCTGCGTTTCCCTTGAACATCGTGTTCGGCAGTCGGAATGCCGCGACAAGATTCGCCTTGGCGGAAAGAACCTCGCGCACCGCCGATCCCATCTTGTCCATCGTGCCGATCGAAGTGATGGCGACCACGAATCCGCCGGGTCGCACCTTATCGAGCGATTTCAGGAAGAAATAATCGTGCAGGTTCGGGTTGATCTTGTTGTAGCGCGGATCGTTCGGGTGATCGGCGTCACTGAACGGGAAATTGCTCACGATGACATCCTGTGAGTTGTCCGCCATGACGTGCTTCTCGAACGGGCGGTTCCATACTTTTGACTCAGGATAGAGCACCTTGGCGATCCGAGACGTGAGATTGTCCATCTCGATGCCGGTCAAGCTGGAGTAGCGCGCGATCTCCGCCGGCATGAAGCCGTAGAAGCTCCCGATGCCCATTGAAGGCTCCGTGATGCGCCCGCTCTGGAATCCCATCTTGGCGAGCGCGCCCCAAATGCCCTGCACCATCTCCGGGGCGGTGAAGTGCGCGTTTGTCGTGCTGCGGCGCGCGCTCGCCATCTCGTCGTCGCTCAGTCCGAGTGCCTGCATCTCGTCGTAGAACTCTCCGCCGGGCTGGAATGCCTTTTCAGCAAGTCCACCCCATCCGACATACCGCGCGAGCGTCTTCTGTTCCTCTGGCGTTGCGTCCCGGCGTTCCGCTTCGATCGCGCGAAGCGTCTTGATCGCGGATACGTTGTCGCGAAACTTCCGGGTCAGTCCGCCTTCGCCGATGCCGTCGCTGAGTTCGAGTCGGAGGTTTCCGCGTCCGGCGGAAATGTCGCCCACTCGTTCATCGCTGTCTCCCTCGCTTCCTGCTTTGATCTTCCCTCCTGAAGAAGCGCCCTCTCCGTCTGAAACAGGTTCTTCGCCCGTTCCGCCAGTTGCGCCTTCCACTTTCCCTCCTCCTGTAATTTTTCCACCAGCCCCGGATTCTGCGCCTCCAGGCGTTGTTCCACCATCGCCATTATCATCCGCAGGACTTTCAAGTTTGGGGGTAGTGGCTGGTTGCTCATCTGGTGTTACGATATCGGTTTTCGGTTCGGGCGCAAGCTGCGCGTAGATGGATTTCCAGTTTGGTTCAGCCGAACCTTGCGCCCCTTCGCTTTTCATCTTGAACCAAATGTTTTGCGAGAACGCCAACGCCTTCGGGCCGAGTTCCGTCAGCGCGGCGGCCAGCTTCTCAGGAGTGTCAACGCCGTGGCTGTCAATCAGGTCAGCCGTCAGAGAGTTCAGTGCATCGCGCTTCTCGCGCGGGATCGGAGCGTCGTAACGCGGCTCAGGTGCCGCCGCTGAAAACAGATCACCCAGCTTGTCCTTGATGGCCTGCGCGCCCGGCGAGAGCTTCGGCGCATCCGCCTTCTTCTCCGGCAGCACGCTGCCCCGGTTCGGGAGCGGGGATTTCGCGGACTTCTCCCAGAATGAAAGATCGTCTCCGGCTTCGAGCTGGAAGTCCTCGGCGTAGTCCTTGGTGTCGTCGGGCTTCCGGTTGCGTGCCTTGTCCCACACCTTTTGTGCGCGCGTGGCCGGGACGCCGTATTCCGCCATCTTCTTCAGCAGCGCATCCGGCGAGAGCGTATTCAGCCACTTCTCGGACAGCGCGCGGCGTTCGGCAAATGTGGCGTGCGGTTCAAGAACGGCGGGCTTTTGGGACTCTAAGTTCGGGAGCGGGGGTTTCGGTTTCTCGGCGGCGGCTTCTTCCGCGGTGCGCCATTCGCCTTCCGGTGTCTGCTTCTGGGCTTTCACGCCCGCGCGAGTCGGCACGATATACACGGGCGCGGAAATCTTCACGCCGTCCTCGATGCGGTAGCGCACGCCGTTTTCGTCCTCGTAAAGCTGCTGCCCCCTCTCGTTCACTCCGACGCTGTTGCTCTTGGGCTTTGGTTTCTCTGGCGTTTCTGCCTTGCGCGCGTTGTCGTAAATCCCATCGATCTCACCCTGCTTCTCTGCGATCTGTTTTTCGAGACGCGCAAGCGATGCGCCTTTGTCGTTCATCGCCATGTCGTCAGCGACCGGACGCCCTTGGTTCAGCTTTTTGATCTCCGCGCGCAAGGCATCAACCTTCCGCTGCTCGTCAGGATTAAGATCGCGCCGCTCTGGACGGGTTGCGGGTTTCTCGGCCTTCGGCTTCTTCGCTGCCTTCTCCGTCTCCGCGCCCTTCATCCGCGCCTCGATGTCCGCGATCAGCTTGCGCGTCGCGTCGGTCATGTTGCCGAGGATGCGCTTGATGTGCGCGATCAAGTCCTCGATGAATTTCCAAGTGCTCTCGGTGGTCACTCCGGCCTTGCCTTGCATGATCACGCGGGCGATCTCGGCCGCTTTGTGTTCCGGATCAAGGGCGTCGAATCCCTTGTAGTGTTTTTGCAGATACTCCACCGCGGCGGGCTCGTCCTCGATGAGCTTCAGCGCGCGCGCGCGGTTCGCGGGTGACTCATTGACGAAGTTCATGAATCCTTTATGAAGAACCTCCTCGCCGATTGCCGCGTTGATGTAGGTCTCGCGCTCCTTTGGCGTCATTTGCTCCGTCGCCGCGTCGAGCTTCTCGGCATCCACGGTGATCTTGCCATTGTGGAGCGCGATTCCGCTCTTGTTCGATTCGGGAAGCTCCGCCTCGTGCGCGCGGGCGATGTGGCCGAGATTGCTCAACTCCTTCGCGTGGCCGCGCATGGCGACGTTCACCGTGCCGACGATCTTCTTCCGCCGCTCTACCGTTTCCGCATCGGGCTTACCGCCAGCCTGTCCAGCGGGCTCGCCGCCGGGTTTGCCTTCTTCGGTTTTCGCCACTTCGCTTGCTCCACCTGCGGGCTTTGCGCCTTCAGGTTGGCTTTGGTCGTTGCGTTCGCTTGCGGGTAGCTTTGGCTCATTGGGTGCGGGTGGTTCTGGTAATGCATTTTGTCTAGGCGCTTCCTTTCGCGCCGGTCTTGATCCCGTGTATTGCGAAAGCCCCTCGGATTCAGGTACCGGCAATCCACGACGCAACGCCTCCTTGAACACCGCACCGATGTTGATTCTGGTTTCCAGATTCGACCGATCGCTCTTCGGAATACGCATCCCGGAAGCCTCTTGCTTAATCTGATCAATTAGATTTTTCGCCTGGGTTCCCAGCGCATCCGTCAGGAACTTGTCAGACTTGGTTTTCAGCCAACTATCATACGCCTCCCATGTCTTAAAGGTAGTCGGCTTTCCAAGTTCACGCCTGTCCGAATGAAACTGGCTTTCGCCAATGATCTTTTCGTGCGGAGGCTTCGCGTCTGGAAGCACCGATGGTTTCTCTGGTTCAACCCACCCTTCCGGCGCAACTCCGCCTTTTCCATGAGCGCGCAAGAAAGCCTCTGCATCCTCTCGTTTCTCGTAAGGATCGGATTCCTTTCCGGTATCCAAGTTTCGGATCACGTAGAACGACGGCTCTCCCATTCCTTGCTCGCCTTCGTGCTGGTCAATGACGTAGCGGTAGGCTTCTTTCTCCCGCAGCCCCCTCCCGTCCTCCCAATCATGCGTTCCGCTTTCGAGGCGGTCGCGGACGATCTGCGGCACCTGCTCGGGAATGTCCGTGCCGAGACGCTGCTTCATGTCCTCGAAAATCGCATCCTTCTCCGCCTTCGCTTCGGCGATCACGTCGCTGTTCCCTTGCCCTTTCGCCATCGCGATCTTGCGGTCGGCGTCGGCGAGGCGCTGCGTGAAATCTTCCATGACCGGCGCGATGCGCTGATCTAGGTCGCTCGGGATTTCCGGTGATACCTTCGCGACCGCCGCAGGCGCGGGTTCCGTGGGCGCTGGCGGCTCCGGCGTGACCTCCACCTTGTCGAGTTCGCTTCCAAGTTTTTCCCCGATGTTCGTCGTGCCGGGTTCTGCGGGCTTCGGATTCGGCGTGACCGGCTTCGCTGTTGCGGACGCAGGAGGCTGCGCCTCGGGTTCCGGTAGTCCAGCCTTCATCGGCTCCACGCCTTCGATATTCGTGGTGCGCGCCTGCACCGGCCCGGCGATCTGTGTCGCTCGGGCGTATTCCGCCTGCGCTTCCGCCGCGGTGATCCCGTGCTTATTCCCGATGGCTTCCCAGTCGGTCTGCCCGTCCTTCTGGAACTCGAAAGTATCCTTGTCGCGAATCTCCTTCTGCCGCGGCGTGCGGCGAATCTCGGCATCGCGCGCAACCTTTGCGTAATCGCCAGCGGGGCGATCCTCGCCCGTGAGCACTTGGCGCACGTTGATGCTGAACCTCTCCGGGTCTTTGATCAGCGCCTCGCCGCTCTCCTTCATCTTCGCGAGCTTTTCGCCGATGCTCATGAACGCATCGTTCTCCGACGGGCTCAACACCTGGTCCAGCGACTTTCCGTCTCTCATCGCCTGCATCCCGCGCTTCACGATGTCGGTCGCCTCCGCTGTTCCAATGTCCTTGATTTTTAGGTGAAGCCCCGAAAGGAGCGCGCCGATGCCTGCCATTTCGAGCACCGATCCAACCGTTGGAGCCTGCACGCCCTCCTTCTCTCCACCGAGCGCACCGCCGATCTGATCTACCATCCAATCGAAGCCAGGGCGGATCGTCGTCTCGAAGATTGCGCCGCCGACCGCTCCAGTGCCGGCGGTCTTGCCGAGGTAGCCCGCTGCGGCCTTTGCGCCGGATGCGCCGGCCCCGGTTGCTTCCGCCGCCGCCACGCCTGCGGCCTTGCTGAGATTCATCGCCGACTTGATCGCCGCTGGCCCCATGCCTGCGAAGTTGCCAAGCTGCGCTGCGCCGGGTTGCAGCTTGATGGCGGCCTGAATGCTCGCCATGTCGTCGCTGTATTCCGCCGCCTTCTCGCTAAGTGCGTCGAGCGCCTTGTTTGCGCCGAACATGCCCGCAAGGAACGCTACGCCGTGAGCCAGCATCGGAACCACTACCGCGCCGACGCCGCCCAGTGCCGCGCCGCCGGCAGCAAGTTCAGGGTCGAATGGCGCAACCAGCGCGGATGCCGCCATGCCCGCCTGCAACGCGGTGTAGGACTTCACGCCACTCGCGATGAATGCCTTGAGCTTCTGATTCCCTCCCGCCTGCTTTATGAGTTCCTGATACTTGGCGTCCGCGGTGCGTGCGGCTTCGAGCACTTCTGGCGCGGGCGGGGCGATCAGCCCGTCCTGCGCGGCGGCGGTCAGTCCCTCCTCATACTTTCCGTCGATCGGCTTCGGTTTTCCTCCCTCGATGGCATACGGCTTCTGCCCGGCCACTGCCTGCTTGTAAGCCTGCGCGGTTGCGGGATGCACTCCGGCGGACTGCGCGATCTGTTCGTTCTGCGCGGAATCCTCTGGCGTGTCGCCGTATTGCTGCCGCGGCTGCGAAATATCGATCCCCTGCGCTTTCAGAATCTCGGTCTCGTGATCGAGCTTCGTCTGCTCGATCATCATCCGCTGCGCGCGCACGGCTTCCGCCTGCTGCCGGATTCCGTCGAGCGTCTGCGCGTGCGCGTGGCCCTTGGCCGCGGCGCGGAGTGCGGCGGTGCGGGACAGGTCGAGTGCCTGCTGCGCCTTCAGTGCCTCCGGTGTGTAGCCGCCCATCCCGAAGTATTCCTTCGCGTTCGCCGTCGTGTCGTTCTTCTTCAGGTCGTCGAACTGGCTGTTGATGCCGGCCACGAGGCTGTCGTAGTCGAGCGGATCGCCGGTCACGGAATTTGTGTCGGCTACGCTGAGCTGCTTCAACTGCGAGCGCACGTCCTTGATGGCGTCACGGTGGAATTTCTCGTCGTATTCAGTGAGCGTGAGCTTGCGGCCGAGCGCGGCGCTGGCTTTGGAAAGGTTTGCGTCCTGCCGCGCAAATTCCGCCTTCTGCGCGGTCTGCGCGTCCGTTCCCACCCATCGCCACGGGAGACCGGGCGCGATCTTGTATTGGTGCCCCGTCTTCGGGTCGGTGGTGGTTTCCAGCCCCTCAAACGGATCTTTCAGCACGGGCGATCCGCCAGCCACGTCGAAATCGATCTTCTTCGGCGAGCCGGTGGAGTCGTAGGCGATGTTGTGCTTCGGATCGAGCTTGCTCAGCGGCGATCCGGTGTCGTCCATGACGGGCTTCGTGTTGCCCTGCATGTCCTGGTAGCTTGGCACGCCGCGGGCGGCCCACTGCTTGCCCTTGATCGCTTGGATGCGCGCGGTGGCTCCGGCCTGCTGCGCGCTGCGGTATTGCGTGTCGGCGTAGCTTTCGCCGGGCTGTGAGGGTGTCTCGAGAATGGATCGGGCGACATCGCCCACCGCCCCCGGATCAACTGCGAGCTGTTCGTATGCGTCGAATCCCATGTGTGTGAATTAAAGTTGCGGCTTGTATTTCGCCGCGAGCATCTCGCCGCGCTTTTTGGCTTTTTCGTCCTCGCTCAGATTCGGATCCAGTCCGGCGAACGTAAGATCGCCCGCGGCTCCTGTCGCGGCCTGCTTCACCGCGCTGGTGATCGGCATCGGGGTGTTCGCAACCGATGATGTGGCTGCTTTCGCCTGCGACGCGACGCTGTTCGGGTCCGCGGTGTCTGACCCGGGCGGCTTTACCGCTTGCGCGATCATGCTGCCCCCTCGGGTATTCGTCGCCCCGGCACCCATCGCGCCAGCGGTCATCGCGAGCCCAGGGCCACCACCAAGTCCGAGGGAATCCAGCCCGATGCTCGCGTTGGTCACGGCGTCCGTGAGCGGCGTGTCTGAAAATGCCCTGCGCTCCACTTTGCCGTTTGGCATCGTGACGGACGCGGATCGCCCAGTCGTGAGTGTGGGTGAGCCTTCGGGACGAGCGTAGCCCAAGCTGCCATCCGGCATCCTCTGCGCGTTGTACGCATCCACCGGCGCTCCAGCCGCACGGGCTTGAGCCTGATTCAGTGCCGTCGGAGGCGCATTGAAAGCCACCGGGCGCGGTGCCACGGCTGCGTCGGCGTACGCCCGCGCGTCCCTTTCATACATGTCGGAATTGAACGGGTTCGCTTTGTTCCATGCCCTTAATCCTTCGACTGAAGGCTTCTGTCCGCGCTGCATTGTGCCCGCGTAGGCATCGGCCCTGTCCTGCTCATGCTTCCGATAGAACTCTCTGCGCGCATCGCTGTGGGCCTGACCATTGCGTTCATCCCTCGGAACCGAGACGAGTTGCCGCCCGGTTCCTCCGTAGCCCGCCCAGCCGTACACCACGTCGGGACGACCATCCGGCTTCGGGCCACTAAAGTCCCGGTTCAGCACACGCTGCCGCGCCGCCGTGTCATCCGGCGCGGATCGAAGCGTGTCGAGCGGGGATGCTCCAGCCTTCGGAACGTTGAGAACCGAGTTACGGATGGCGTTCGTTGTCTGCCCGAACGCCCCAGTCCCCGGATCTTTGATCTGTTGCGGAAAATCCACCGGTGCCCCGGTTCGCACCTGCGGGTTGCTCGCGGACGCCTGCACCCCGACCGCGGGCGCGTTCTGCATCACGCGGCTCTGCGGCGCGGCGGGAGCCACTGCGGGCGCGGCCTGTCTTGCCTGCGGCGTGTACACTTCCGGCCTGAATGGGCGCTCCGGGTGCTTCTCGTTGAATTTCTTGATCCAGTCCGTCATCTTGGTGTTCCCGCTCATCTCGGCGCTGTTCTTGTAGGTCATCGCATCGGGTGCCCCTTCCCTCCACAACAGTCCATCGCCGGGCATTCCTTGGATGTGCCTGAGAAATGCGGCGCGCTCATTGCGGGCTGCGCCGTCCGCCGCCGCCACCTTGGACTTCTCTGTGAGGCGCTTGTCTTCGGCTTCCTGTGCGGGATCGCGTCGGCCTGGATAGTGAATACGATGCTGAGAGGAAGGATATTCGTCGCCCATACTCCGCGCATCCTGCATCGGATCGGCGAGGTCAAGCGGAAAACTGAGGGCGGCACCGTTTCCAGTGCCGCCCTTGCGTTTGCCTCGCCATGCCGAGCCGCGAGACGAAATCGCGCAAGCGTTCATTCGCTGGGAAAAACGCCCGCTATTCGTGGTAGTTTAGTGCTTTTCGAGCGCGAGCGCGTTCCGATCGAAACAATCTCCGCCAGTATCTCGCCTGCATCCCCGGATCTTTTTCGGTCGTAGAACCCCATTGGACGATCAACCAGCACCCATCCGTAATCGCACTCGGCGCACTCCTCGAAGTAAAACAGCAAATCCGACATTCCACTCTCCGTCATCTTTCCCCTTACGAATGCGGTGATGTGGGGCTTGCAGGTTGCAATGTCGCTCTTTGTCAGCGCGGAATTTTCGCACGGATGAAACAGATGCACCCCTTCTGGGATGTCGTATTTCGCCCGCAGCTTTGCCGAGAACTCATTTATTTTTGCAAGGAACTCATGTCCGTCATCGCTTTCGTCATCGCTTTCGTCGATCTCTGAAAGCTCACTCTGCGCTTTGGCGACCCGCATCAAGCGGTCTTCAATCTGCGCAATGGAGATTTTGATTTCAGTCGTTGTAAGCTCTCGATTAGCCTGATTGGTTTCGGTTGTGGCTTCCATTCTTTTAGTTCCTCTCCTTGGTTGTGTTCATATTCTTCTGCCTTATCTGAGGCTTCGCTTTTCGTGAGTGTTCTGGATTCGGTGGATTCCACCTTGCCGTTGAGGTCGTAGATTTCCTTGTCGTAGATTGAGCCGTGCAGCACGCCGTTTCCAGCGAGGTCCAGCACCGTGCATTCTCTTTTGCCTGGAGCGTTCCGCGTTCCACGCCCGATCATCTGTTTCCAAAGGCATCGACTGAGTGTGTGGCGATTCAATACCACCATATCCACATTCGGCACGTCCACGCCTTCTGTGAAGATGGTGTGATTGCACATGATTTTGAGCTTCCCTTTAGCGAAGCTGCGGAAGATTTTTGCCCGCTTTTTCGGATCGGTTGCGCTGTCGATGCTTGCGGCTTTGATGCCGGCATCCGCCAGAAGTTGCGTTAGTTTTTGCGCTTCGCGCACGGATCGGCAGAAGACGATTCCCTTCGTGAATGGCGTTTGGATGATCCTGCCCGCGGCGGCATCCGGCGACCATGCCGCCGTGTGTTCCGAGCGCGGGATATAGACACGAACAGGACAGAGCGTTCCGTCTTCCGTCAGGTCATAGGTATCCGGCCCATGAACGATCCGAGAGAAGCCACACGATCCAAGCCCTACGCCGTCCAGCCGATAGGGTGTTGCGGTCAGCGCGATGATTTTCGCGACGGGGTAGTCAGTAAGGATTTTTCGATACTGAGCGGCGCAGACGTGGTGCCCTTCGTCGATGATGATCGTGTCATATTCTCCAGTGATTTCACCCTGCGCCATGAATACGTCGAGAGATTGCCCGTATTCGCGGGCTTGTTTTGCCAGTTCCTTCCGGTGCGTCACCCATGCTGTCTTGCCGCGCAGTTTCGGCAGTAGTCCGTGGATTGCGATCACGGTCTTCCCAGACCCGGTAGGGCATGCCACAACGACGCGGGAATGCGTCTCAAGGGCTGTCAGTGTCTCACTAACAATGGAAGTTTGATAGCCTCTCAATTTCACGCCATTTACACCGGGCTGGCGCGCAGCACCATGAAGGTGTTGAAATTGAATTTTCATTTTGAAAAGCCTCCGTCCGCGTTGACGCGCGGAACGGTTCGGCCAATGCCGCCGGGAGTGTAAGCGCGTCAACGCTTCGTGAGAGTGCGGTGGAAATATCAAGCGGGCGCGGTTCGGTCAAGCGGAAAGTCTCACGAGAACATCGAAGACCTCTTTTTGTCGCCCGCGAACATCGAGCGCGGCGGGATCGGCTTGTACACGCCCGCGAAATTCAAACAGTAGAGCCCGATGCCGATCGCGGCCACGAAATCATCATGCTTGCTCGGCGCGGCCTGCGCTTTCCCTCGGTCGTCAATGACGAACGTGCGGAACTCTGCCACCGCCGGCCTGAACGCGCAGTCAAAAAGCCCCTCGCGGATTGCATCGGCGATTGCGCCCACCCACATGTCGCGCGTGGCTGAGTTCGTTTCCCATCCGGCGGTCGGGAGCATCTTGCCGGGGATGAACGAGTCCGGTTTCTGCCGCTGGTAGATGTTCCCGCCAAAATCACGCAGCTTCACGAGCACGCCGAGTCCGTTGCCAGTCTCCGGCACGATCATCACGCTGCCAAAGAAGTTCGCGAGCATCACCGCGCGCTCCGCGATGATCGAATCATCCCACCGACACCCGCTCGGCTCCACATGGATCGCCGCGACGACTGCGACCGGATGCAGCACGTTCTTCTCGCAAATGTAGGGCTGGCGAAGCACCACGCAGGCGTGCGCGTCGGGATTTTTCGCGCCATTGCTCTGTGATCCCTGGCATGGATCGATCGCGACGATGTAGGCACACCCGCGGATCGGTTTTTCCTTCAGCCAAAGCCATGCGTCCTCCTTCTGCGGCACGAAAATCACGTTCGCCTCGCTCCCGGTGAGGATTCCGCGCTCGGCAAGGTCGTGCTCGCGCTCGGCCATGATTTCCAGCCTCGTCACGCCGTCGTCGTCGAAGCGCGGGCGGCCTGACTGGAGGAAGCAGTCCCGATCGTTCTCCGGGTAATCCTGGTCGAAGATCGATTCATCCCCGTCGCACTCGCTCGCGATCGTGTAGCGCCTCCACGCGATTTGTTCCGCGGTCCACCCGTAAAGCTGGCGTCCGCGCTTCTCCCGGTAGGAGTAGGTCGTGTGAAAGTGCTCCTCGTAATGCGGCGCGCGCGGCAGCACGCCGTCGGCGAACTCGAACCACGCCGCGAAAATCTTGATCCAGCCGTTGCCGAACTTCCCGGCCTTCATGTCCTCCAGCGACACGGCACCCTGCCAGTTGTTGTAGAAGAAGCCGTTCGCGCCTTCCGCCGTGGACTCCATCGCGGCCAGCGAGCGCGGCCCTTTCGAGAGCGACGCCAGCGACGCCGTGATAACTTTCACGTCCGTCCGAGATCCGGACTTCGGGTAGCGCGCGGCCTCAGTGTACCAAATCGCCTGGCGCGTGCCCGAGATGCCGGCTTTCGGGTCGTTGGCGGTGTCATACTCCCAAAGCCCCTTCGTGCCGTCGGCGTAGGTGAAGCTCGCCTTCTTTGTGTCGTAGGCGAACTTCGAGTCCCACGGAAACTTGTCGCGGATGCTGTATTCCGTGAAAATCTGCCACACCTTCATCACGCGGCTGCTCTCGTCCCCGATGATCAGCCCGTCGGTGTGGAAGCGGCGCGCATGGTGATAGAAAAGCTCGCCGAAGAACGTGCTCGATCCCTTTTGTCGCGGCTTGAGCGCCTGCAACCGTGGCGCGATGCCGTTCTCGATGCACCACTCATACGCCTCGTTGATCCGCATCTGGAGGATGTTCGGAACGGGCGTCACCATGTTGTGATCCTTGTCTTCGATCTCCACCATCGTCGCGAAGTGGACAATCGGGCTGCCTTGGATGAGCGCCACGGCCTCGTCGTTCGTGATCTGGCTCGTGTCCGGCGGCCGGTATTGCTGGCTGCGACGGTTCGGCCCCCGGTAGTTCACCGGCATAGACTCGATGCCGTGCCAGTTCTTGCGCAGGTAGGTCTCGATGCCCTCGCTCGGCTCCAGCTTCCCGTGCTGCGCCTCAAAAGCATCCATCGCGTCGTCGAGGCTCGTGTTCGGGATGATCTCCAAGACCTTCGCCATGAACAGCACGGCCAACATGGGCGCGCGGCTCCGGCCCTGGTCGCAGTGGATCGTGATCGGTCGATCGTCGAGCCAGTTGTCGCGCGCGAATCGCAGGAACGCTGTGAAGCTCTGCGTCTGGAAGTAGGCTGTCGTCGCGTCGATCAGGTTCAGGTAAAGGTCGCCCTGCTCCACGAAACTGAGATACCGCTTGTCCGTTGGTGACAGCTTCCCCGCCTTGGCCTGGTGGCACGTTTTGCATCCATGCACGATGCACGCGGATTTCCCGGCGGAATGAAGGCGCGGCGCATTGCACGCGGCCCGGTCGCCGACGGATAGCTTGCCACTGATGAGTTCGCGGGTCACGGATGCTCTTCGATGAATTTTTGAATAAGCTCAGGTAGCGCGGCCCTAGCCTGCATGAGCTTGTCGAGTTGTGTGGATGAGGAATCCTGGGTCCAGCTAAATCCTACCCATTCCCGCTTTCCTTTGTGCAGGAACTCGCGACCGAGACACCAATCGGTTCCGTGATTCGTTCTTTCAAGCGTTTCATGATGAAGCAAATTAACCTCCCTTGCCTTACACAGCAAAAGCCGCGAAAGTGCTTCGCGAATGAGCGCGGCGATAAAGACGGCGTTGTTATTCACTTCATCGTTCAAAAGAAGCTCGGCGATTTCAACGTCGGATTTTTCTGAGAATACGGTTTTCATGTTTGGGATTAAAGTGCTGTAATTATGGTGAGTTCCCGGGTTATGAGATCGGGCGCGGTGCCTGGAACCTGTCTCGGGTTGGTTCGTAGTAGGCCTCATGTTCTCCTGCGCATTTTCCGCAGCGCGCGGGAATCTTTTCCGACCAAGGAATCTCAGACAAGTGCCCGCACGCGCGACAGCGGACAAACTGCGTGTCGTGATTTCGGTAGTCCTCAAACATGCTGCGGACGATTTTATCCATGCAATCCCTTTCTACGGGATCTGGCTCTGATTCCACCGCAACCCCGAACCATTTCTCGTTCTCACCATCGGTCGCGGTGATGGAAAGTCGCCAACTCCATTCCAGCTTTTCAAGAACAGGTTCCCCGAGTGTCATTTTTTGCTTGTTCATAAGTTCAGAGTCCAATCGCGATCCAGAGATAGGAGCGCCACAGTCGGCGCAGATAGTGCGCGGAGTCAGGATGCTCGAAGCCGTGGAGCTTCAGCCAGCCGAGCGCGATCGTGCTCGCTTCCCACTCCATGAGCATCACTGCGGCCACGCGCCCCAGTGCCACGCACGCCGCGAAGATCGCCACCGGCCACGGATGCCACTTCATCGCCACCGCCGCGAGCGTCGCGGAAAAAAGCCCGAGCGGAACAAGCGGCGACTGCACCGGCCACGATTGCCACACGCGGAAGCTGATCCCGTGAAGCCGGACGTGCTGAACCGCGTGCGCGGCCTCGTGCGCGGCGCAAGCAAGGGCGCGCATGTCCTCTCCGCGCGCCGTGCGCGGGCTCAAATGCACATGCCGGATGCGCGGCTCGTACCAGTCACACGTTCCGACCCCGGCGGTGACTCCGGGCAGAAGGCGAATCATGCGTTGCGCAATTTTGAGTCCGGTCATGGTTCGGATTTTTCCGGCGGCGGCGTCCATCCGAGCGTGACGAGCGCGGCACGGATCGCTCGGTCCTCAGTGTCGAGAAACTTGCGCGTCAGCGTGACTGAAAAGCCTGCCGTAGCACCAAGGCTGTTCTCGATGTCGAGCGTGATCGTTTTCCCGGCGATGGATGGCGTGACTTTGAAAAGAACGCGGCTTCCTTGCTTTGCGTCGGTTACGCCATGCAGCTCCACTGTTGGCATTGGCTCCTGTTCGGGCTGGTTCTTAACATCCCTGGCGAGCCGCATGGCTTCGTTCACAAGAATGTAATTCGTCATGCTTGGGTCCATGATGATTGTCAGTTGTCCCAATTCAGCCGGCGCGTGCTCGGCGCTTCGACCATCTCCCACCGCACCGACACGATCTTGCCGTCCTGCTTGGCGATGAGCGCGCGATACTCGGGAATGCCATCGCCCTTCTCCAACGCGGCAAACTGCTCGCACAGCGCCACGTAATGAATAATGCCGTCGCGCGTCACGGCCTCGAGCACGACGATCCCGCTCATCACCGCGCGCGCATCCTCCACGCTCGAGTTGATGACTTCGACCGAGGCGACAAATCGCCCCAGCTTCCGCGCTTCGTCGTGGTTTTGGCCCTCTGTTTCAATCGGTTGGAGTCGGTTCATGGTTCGGATTTCAAAATTCACTCCCCGGCGGAGGGGTGGGTGCCGCAATGGGCTTCGGCGCTTCAATCTCGATCGCCTGCGCCTGCTTTGGCTGGCTCGTCGGACTCAGCCGGCGCACCACGTCCGCAATCGCCGCCGGATCCGTGATGACGATGTTCGTCGTGGTCCCGGTCTCCTTCGGCGGCTCGGGCTTGAACTCCTCCCGCATCCCTTTCAGCAGAACTTCCATGAGCTTGTCCGAATACTCCCGCTCGTAGCCCACCAAATTCCCAAGCTGGAACACCGGCTTCACCACCCCGTGCACGGCCCGGTTGTAGGCCGAGGCGAGCAGCGTGTCCTTCGCGTCGCTCGTCGCTTCCCGCTCCAAATCCGAAAACCCAGGCACGCGCCGCCAATATGCCAGTTTCACGCCACTGACACCCGCCGCCTTCCGCGCCATCGCAGGCGCCGGGCACGCACGCAACGCCCCGAGATACTTCATGATCTCCGGCGGCAGCCGGCGCAGCAACGCCGCCGACTTGCTCCGCGGCTCCTTCGGCTCCGCCACCGGATGCAACTCCACTTCCTCATCCACCTCGCCCGGCATCAGCGGTTCCGTTTCCATCGGCTCCGGCTCCCGCGTTTTCTGCACCATGTCGTCAATCCAAGACTGCCCGGGCACTTCCGGCGGCGGCTCCACGTTCGCGTATTCGTCCTCCTCGCGCTGCCTCGATCGCGGGCGTCCGCTCATGCGTTCCCCTTTGCGGCTTCGTCGAGTTCGGTAAGGAGTGCGTCCCGCTCGGATTTGAAATCCATCGCAATCCGCGCCTGGTGCTCCATCTCCTGCTGACAGCGCCCCGCCCACTCGCGGATTTTCTCCCGCTCGGCGCGGGCTGCGTTGCGCTCGCGCTCCAGCCGCTCGCAGAAGGCCACGATTTGCGCGTCCTCGGGCACATTGTCCGTGAACATTGCGTCCGTCTCAGGTGTGGGCGCGGGCATATTCATTCCTTCACAGCCTCCACTCGGCACGCGAAAAACGCCCCGATCGTGCTTTTTTTCCCACGGCGAACAATCGCCTTCTTCCCGCACCTCGGGCACTCAAACCGAAACGCCCGATACTCGTGCATCACCCTCGCCACACGGTCGCTCGCGATCATCGAGTAGTTGCACCGCTCCGTCGGGCACTTGATCTCAGGGTTCGTCGGCGACGGCGGCACCACCGGCAACGTCCCCTTGTCCAGCCCCTTTGGCGTCCCCTGAAAGCACTTCCGATACCGCCAAATCTGGTTGAACGGCACCCCTCTGTGCATCTTCTTCTTCCGCGCTTCCCACCCTTTTTTCCCCATCTCAGACATGTGCGCCTTCGAGTGCGACTTTCCACCCTTCACGCGCCACTCGCGCGCACGCTGAACGTGGTCCGCAATCAGCGGCACTTTCACGGTCTGAGGCTCAGGCTTTGGCTCGGGCATGGCTCGGTTGTCCGCAAATTAACGGCTTTCGTCAAGCTGTTTTTATGGCGGAAAATTCGCCTCCCCCTGTTGGGCCTTCGACACGGGCCGTTTTTCTGGAAATTTTTGGGCGAAAAAGATGAGGGAATTTCGCGTTCATGTTTCAGAGGAAAAGGGGGCTTCGACACGGGAGATTTTTGCGAGTGGGAGAGGGGCAGTTAAGTGAACCCGAGATCGCCCGTGGGCGGGAGCGGGCGGCCTGGAGCGTCTGCCCATCCGCCCCGGCTGGCACCGTGGGCCGTGGTCGCCGACGCAATCGTGAACATGCTGAGTGGATGCCGAGGTCGAATCGGGAACCGAGGCAGGCGGACGGTGTGCAGCTCGGC